CGGGTGTACGAAATAGTTTCTTACGCGGTCAACTACGAACGAGAGGAGCACGACGTGCCACGTAAGAACCCAGCACATCCCGTGAAGGTCGAGGTCGCGCCTGACGGGAAGCACTACGACCACCTGTTCAAGCGGGGGCCGGTCTTCACATTCATCTACAAGGGGAAGGTCAAGTCGATCCTCTCCTCGTCCGAGTGGGACGCGCCCACGATCGCCGAGTACAAGCGCATGGAGCGCCAGTACGTCGGCAAGGACGCGGCCAGCGTCCCCCAGGGCGATCCCTTCTGCCGCCAGGCCTTCGCCGTCTGGATCCGGCGCGAGAACCACGCCGCCAGCACGAAGCGCAAGTACGCGGGCGGCCGGTTCGAGGAGACGGGCGTGCTGGGCGGCAACTGGGCGCTCTACTGCGAGAACATCATCGGCGGCATGCGCGTCTCGCGCGTCGGCGCCTCGCACATCATCCAGATCCTCACGCTGGTGGAGGAGCGCGCCCGCGACCGCGCCATCGCCAAGGGCCAGGAGCACACGAGCGAGTCGGTCGCCTACAGCGTCTACTGCATGCTGTCCGGCTTCTTCAAGGCCTGCACGCGTGGCGCCATGTACTACCGCGACGACAACCCCGTGAAGCGCGTCGACCCGATCTCGCAGCCGGAGGTGCAGCCGATCTCAATCGAGGAGGCGGTGCTCCCTCGCGAGACGATCAACGCGCTGTCGGCGGCCGTGATCGAGACGGCCGGCCGCCGCCCCCGCGAGCAGCGGCTCGCCGACATCGTCGCCACAATCGTGCAGCTGTCGCCGCAGATCGGCACCCGGCTCGGCGAGACGCTGGGGCTGCACAAGTCGGACATCGACTGGGACGCCGGCAAGAACGGCGTGCTCTGGATCCGGCGCAAGCTCGATCCCTCCTGGCGCGCCGGCAACCCCGAGGGCTGGTTCACCCGCACCAAGGGCCAGGAGGGCCGCAAGGGCGCTCAGACGCGTCGTGTGCCCCTCTCGCCGCACGCGAGGCGCGTGCTGGCCGAGTACGTCGAGGTGAGCGAGCGCGAGGGCTGGATCGCTCCTGCGGGCCAGGACGGGATCCTGTTCCGCTCGCCGGAGGGCGAGAAGCCGATGCGCTGGGACACCGTCCGTTCGACGCTCAACCGGGCGAACGCGCACCTCGACCGCAAGGTCGGCTTCAAGGCCCACTACTTCCGGCACACGTTCGTGACCATGCTCTTCAACAAGCCGGGCATGGACATCGACTTCGTGAAGAACATGATCGGGCAATCCGAGAAGTCGAACACGGCCGAGAAGCACTACGCGTTCTTCCTCCTGGAGAAGAAGGAGGAGGTCATGGACGCGGTGGGCTGGGACTGAGTAGTCTCCCGCTGTCGACGGCAGCACACCATCGATCGACGCGGCCCCTTCGGGGGCCGTTGTCGTTTCGCGATAGGGTGAGCGTGCCCCTGCCGCCTGCCGCTGGTTCGCAAACCCGAAGCCTGAGGTCACTGCCTTCCACCGCCAGGTTGAGGCAGGGGCAGCGGTCGATCCACCGGAAGGGATTTGAAGGAGCCGCCGGGCGATGGAGTCGCCGCTCCGAGCTTTGGCGCCGGAGCGGGACCACCTGGGCGTTCGGCGGTTCCTTTTCTATCCGTTGTAGGATCCGGGCGCGGTCAACCGAAGGAGCAGCGATGATGCTTCCCCGCACGACGTACCACGCCAGGGTCGAGTTCGACATCTCCACGGGCCTGCCGCCCGAAGACGCGGTCGGCTACATCCTGGCCGCGCTCGACGCCCTGAACGGCCTTGAGGACGACGTGGCCGTCACGGACGTCGAGGTGAAGCTCCAGAACGGCACCATGACGTTCCAGGAGGCGAGATGAAGATCAAGCTCTGGTTCCCGACCGACGTCGTCGTGATCGTGGACACCGACACGGAGGAGGTCGAGGAGATCTACACCATCGTCCGCGACGTGCTCGGCGAGCAGTCCGTCGCCTTGGGGCGCGTCTGGTACAGACCGAATGGCGACCAAGAGGTTGCCGACATCGAGGGTGACGCCGACGAGGTTCGGCGAGCGCGCGAGCTTGTAGAGCGCATCGAGTTGACCGACGTCTCTCTCGAAATGGGCAGCGTCGCCCACTTCAAGCACAGGCTCCGAAAACTGACGCCCTCCTGACACCTTGGGCTGTTTCCTCGTTTCGAGTCGGGTACCGAAACCGCTCTGAGCGGGGGTTATCGCCTTCGTGCTATCGCTGGCGTGGGAGATCCCCTGGATCTCACGCGGGCAGACCTGCCGGACTTTTCACAGGTTCGGCGGATCTGCCTGCTCAGGGGATCGTGATGGTTGAGCCGTTTGCCTGAGGCGAACCGAGGGTAGTACCCTCCCACCACACATACAAACGCCTCCTTCGCCCCTCCCTGCGGCGCTCAGGCATGACACCCTCCGAACAGCGCGAGGCGGTAGAGCGGCTCAGGTACGCGCGCGAGTACCTCGGTCTGAGTCAGCGTGCCCTCGCGAAGCTCACCAGGGGGAAGGAAGCTCTCAACGCCCGCACGATCGCGGACTGGGAGCAGGGGCGGCATTCGCCTCGGATCAGCAAGCTGGAGATCGCGGCTCGCGTGATGGGGCTGAACGCCGAGTGGCTGACGATGGACGGCGGCCTGCCCGAGGACGGCTGGAACGAGCAGACCGTCGAGATCTGCCGCGCCTACCACCAGGACAAGCGCGAGCGCGAGCGCACGCTGCGGCGGATCACCCAGGAGTGGCCGGAGCGGATCGAATCGGGTATGACCGTCCCCGAGATGCAGGCCCTGATCGAGGAGTACTGGAAGACGAAGGGCCGACTGACGCCACGCCAAAGGAAGGGGCCGCCCGCTTCGTGATCGGACGGCCCCGACATGACGCCCCCCCAGAGGCGTCGCCGCAGACTTGTAGAAGGGTGGTACCCAAGATGGACGTCAAGCGAACCGAAAACGAGCCGCACGACCCGCTTACGTACATGGCGAACGAGATGCTGCGGAAGCTTGACGAGATGGGCGGGGAGAAGATGAGGGCGGTGGTGCTGATCTCGGACGAGGGCCGGGCCGGCACGGCGATCCACGGCTTCGAGAGCGACAACGAGGCGGTGGCGCTCCTGTTCGCGCACCTGATGGCGATCTTCGAGGCGAACGGACAGAAGTTGATGATCATGCCGATCGGACAGGGATGAAGGTCCTGGTCTGCGGCTCCAGGTCCTGGACGAGCGAGCACGAGATCCGCTCCGTCCTGAGGGAGTTCGACCGTGGGACGATCGTCGTTCACGGCGGCGCTCGGGGCGCCGATCAGCTGGCCGGGGTGGTGGCGCGCTCGCTCGGGATGGAGGTGCGGGAGCACCGGCCCCGCTACGATCGCTACCCCGGAGCGCTCGCCCCCCTGATCCGGAACCGTCACATGCTCGACACCGAGAAGCCCGACCTGGTGATCGCCTTCTGGGACGGCCATAGCTCGGGCACCAGGCACTGCATCGATGAGGCGCACAAGCGCAACATCCCCGTCCTTCACGGAGGCGCATACAGGCCATGAACGAGATCCTGCGAAGGCGCGCGGCCTACGTGATGGGCGTGGCCTGGGACGAGACGGGCGAGCAGCTGGTGCCTGCCTTCTTCGCCGTCTACTGCGACCGCTGTGGCATCGAGGCGGTCGCCCCCACGGTCGAGGAGCTTGAGCCGCTGATCCAGGACTGGTACCTCGACCCGCTCCCGCACCAGGGGCGGGATCTCTGCCCACGCTGCTGGGTCTTCAAGTGATCGACCGCGATCGCTACGAGTGGGAGCTAGCGCAGCTGGAGGCGCTCTGCCAGCAGTTCGTCAACACCCGCGACCGCGCCGAGTCGGAGGACAAGTTCGGCGTCCTGCTGCTGCTGGTCGGGATGATCGGCGGCCAGTGCCTGCGAATCTGGGAGTTAGGGGAGCCGGCCGGGCTGTTCGACGTGAGCAGGCTGGAGGTCTTCAAGCCCTTCCTGCACTAGATGAAGGAGGAGAGATGAACTCGGTCATGGTCCGTAAAGATGAGCTTCTGGAAAAGATCACCGCCAACCGGAAGGCGCATCGGGCGATCTTCGAGGAGGCGGTCGAGGGCTACCGCAAGACAGCGATCGAGCAGCTGGAGCGGCACATCGAGCAGATCAAGGAGGGCCGGGTGATCCACGTCGTGGTGCAGCTGCCGCGGCCGGAGGATCACACCCACGAGTACGACCGCATTATCGCCATGCTGGAGATGCACATAGACGACGAGATCCTGATCGAGGAGCAGGACTTCGCCGCCTACGTCATGGACGACTGGCACTGGAAGCGGCAGTTCCTGACCACGAACTCGGCCTACTCGGCCACGGCCCGACGCTTCACCGAGAACGCCTAGCCCTTCTGCACGTACGTGTAGGGCGAGCCGTTCTCGACCCCGAAGTGCAGGTGCGCAACCCCGTTCGCCTCGCCGGTGTAGCCGAGCAGCTGCCCCTTCTTGACCGTGGCGCCCTGGCGGATGCCCTGCGCTAGCTGCGACAGGTGCGCGAAGTAGAAGCCCTGGCCGGCGCCGTACAGGTTGATGCGCTGGCCGGCGAAGCGTCCCCCGCCCGAGGGGCCGGCGCCGGCGAGCAGGCCCGTGTTCCCGAGCTTGCCGCCGACCGGCGCGTAGATCGGGGTGCCGACCGGCAGCGCGATGTCGACCGCGTTGTCGGACTGCCAGTTCCCGAGCGTGTGCGTACCCGAGTGCGGCGAGCCGATCAGCTTCCCCGGCTTCGGCAGCCACTTGGTCGAGAAGGTCTTGGCGCCGCGCTTGTTCGGCACCGCCGTCGGGATCGTGACGCCGCGGGTGCCCTTCGGCGCCTGCTGGTACTCGGCGAGCGCGGCGGCGTCCGCCTGCCGGTCGTACTGAACCCCTCCCAGGATGTTCGTGAGGGCCGAGAAGGGGTCTGTCCGGCCGCCGCGCATGGCGATGTCGGCCAGGTTTGACAGGGCAGCGCCTCGGATACCGGCAAACGACGGCGTGGGGGGAAGCTTCGGAGCGCCCGTCGCGGTCCGACCGGTGGGTGGAGGGGATCCACTCCTGGTGGCGGCGATCGTGGCGGGCGCCCCAAGCTCCTTCATGAAGGTGGAGACGGTCTTGGCCCAGTTGCCCTCGTCGTTGCCGGCGCTCCCCGGTGAGTACTTCCTCACGATCTGGTCGGGCGTGCGCAGGCCCTGCGAGATGTAGCCGTGCTTCAGGCCTTGAGTGACGGCGGCGATCCCCTCGGCCCAGGAGCCGAAGCTGTGGCCGGGTCCCCAGCCCCAGGCGTTGTGCGCGCCCAGCGTGGCCTTGCCGAAGTTCGACTCGATCCCGGAGATCGACGCCACGAGGCGCGGGTCGACGCCGTACTTCTGGCCGGCGGCCACGAACACGTTGCCCAGCCCGGCCATGGGCGAGCCGCGCTTCTGCAGCAGCTTGTCGATCGAGGCGGCTACCTGATCCGGCTTCACTTCTTACCCGTCTCCTGGCGCTCCATCTTCTGGCCCAGCTTCGTCTGCTTGTACTCCGACTCGACGGTCGAGGGCAGGTCGGCGTACGCGCTCCACTGCCGCTCCCAGGCGTTCATGACCTGCTGCCCCCAGACCGTGTCGGGGGTGGCGTTGTTCTCGCGCAGGTAGGCGTCGGGCGACTCGATGTCGGCGCCGGGCAGATCCTGCTTCAGGATCGTGTACTTGAGCAGCACGTCCTGGTAGCGGTAGCGCGGCTCCGACAGGCTGGGCTGCTGGCGCCAGGCGCCGCCCGGCGACACGCGGCTGGGAGCGTAGTGCTTGCGGTCGCCCTTGATCTTGTCGATCAGCACCTTGGAGGCAGCCTCGTAGTGGATCTTGAGACGGATGCCGGCCTTCACCTCGGGCGGCAGTGGCTCGTCGTAGAGCGCCTGGTACTTCTTGCCGATCTCGGTGATCGTGTCGCGGATCTGGTCGGCCGGCGCCAGGGCGGCGCCGCCGTCGTAGGCCTGCTTGTTGAGGCGGGCGAGCATGATGTTCTCCGGCTCGATCCGCAGGAAGGTGTGCATGAGCCGGTGCTCCAGGCCCGTGAAGGTGAAGACGTTGGGGGTGGCGTCGTCCGACATGGTCGAGCGGATGAGGCGGGCGCCGGGGATGGCGCTAAAGACGGCGCCCTGCAGCGCGTCCCGGAGCGTGGTCGGGTTGCCGAACGGATCGCGGTTGGTCGCCATCGTGAGCGCGTCGCCGAGCAGTGGCTGGAACAGGTCGCTCAGGTGCGAGGCGGTCGCCTTGTCCTTCATCCCCACCATCGAGAGCACGAGGTCGCGGATCATCCGCACCGAGCTAGCGGCCGTGCCCGTGAGCGAGATCGGCCCGACGTTGGCGACGCGCGCCTGCCCGCCGGGGAGCTTCTCGATCGGATACATGGCGGCGTACCAGGGCGGTCGTGGCCCCAGGATGTCCTCGGCGCGCTGGTACTGCGCGCGCCCCCAGGCCGCCCCGAGCGCCGCCTTCACCGGCTGGTTCTTGGCGAACCAGAACGGCCAGGCGGTGGCGCCCCGGATCCAGGGCCACACGAAGAAGACGCGGGTCACGACCTGGCGCTCGAAGGCGGTGAGCCGCTCGAAGTCCACCATGAAGTTGGCCGTCGACTGAGCGACGAGATCGCGGTCGCGCTGCGTCTTCGCGGTCTTGCCGGCGACCAGCCGCAGCATGTCCTCTTCGGTGTTGTAGCCGGCCTTGCGCGCCTCGTGGACCCAGGAAACGGCGCGTGGCCAGCGGTCGGCCGTGCCCACGAAATGCAGCGCCGCCTGCTCGGCGTCGGTGAAGCGAGCGTTCAGCCCGTAGCCGGTCTTTCGCATCGCCTGGTAGGGAAGCTCGCCGATCTCCGCGAGCACGCGGTGGTAGAGCTTCTCGTTGCCGAGCAGCGTCTTCGCGTCCCGCACGATGCGGTCGGCGCGCCAGCCGTACTGGGCGAGCAGGAACCCGATCGAGCCGACCCCGTTGGCGATCATGTAGCCGGGGACGTTGGCGTACATCGTCGCCCAGCGAGCCGCCGTGGTGGCGTAGTCCCAGCGCCGGCCGAACTTCGTGCTCGTGCCCGACAGCGGCCGGAGCATCGACTCCACGATCTCGCGGGGAACGACCCGGACGTCGCTCATCAGGAAGCCCTCGGGCAGCTGCGCGTCGGCGTCGCCGAGAAAGTTGCGCCAGTAATTCACGAGCGAGGCTTCGAGCGCAGAGGGGTCGCCGCCCTCGCCGCCGTCGTGGAACTTCTGCACGTTGTGCGTGACGGTCTTGTTGTTGATCGCCGCCCGCATGTCGGTGCCGACCGGGGTGCCGCGCGGGTTGACGAGGTAGCCCTGACCCTTGAGCAGGCGGGGGTTCTCGTACTCCTCCAGCGTGATCGGGCGGCCCAGTTCGAACAGGGTCTTCTTCACCTCGTTCGACCAGGCGTAGGCCTGAGCGCGAGCGTGCGCGTCGAGCAGCACCTGCGGATCGGCCGTCCAGTCGCCCCGCTGCCAGAGGATCATCTGGTTGCGCTTGTGCAGCACCAGCTGCGACGCCTTCGTCTGGCCGATCACGTTGCTCGTGAGCGGCGCCGCCGGCTGCTTCACCCGCACGTCGTACGGCTCGTCCAGCGTGGCCGGGAAGTAGTGGGCGCTACCCCGGACGAAGTTGGCCCTGAGCAGCCCCCGCTCCACGAGGAAGTCGGCCAGCAGATCCTTGCGGTTCCGGAACGTCTCGTCGTAGCGGTCGCCGAACACCTCGCGCAGGATCCGCTCGCGGTCGTCCGCGATCCAGCGCATGGCGTTGAGGGCGTTCTGGAACTGGGGATGGTCGACCCCCTTGTCGAGCGCGTTCTTGACCTCGCTGATCTTCTGGGTGAGCGCCTTCTCCCGCGTGTCGCGGCGCATCTCGCGCTCGGCCACGCGGGCGAGAAGGGTGGCGGTCATCTGCGTCGCCTCGTCCAGTTCCTCCTGGGTCGCGTCGTCGCCCTTGTCGCGGATCGCGGTGAGCCGCTCCTGCATGCCCTCGATCGAGCGGGCGTGCTTGAGCTTGGCCTGGCGCGAGCGGTAGGCGGCAAGCTCCTCGCGCGCGGCTGCGGCGCCGTGCGAGACGCGCTGCTCGCGAGCCGTCTCCCTGGGCATGAACCCGGCGATGCGGTCGACGTTGACGTCGTCGTAGCCGCCGAAGTACGTGTCGAGGAGGCGCTTCATCTCGGCCGGGATCGGTTCCTTGATGATGCTCTTGACGGCCGCGTAGATCGTCCGCATGTAGGTGCGGACGCGCTCGAACACGGGCACAAGCTCGGGGGTCGGCGCCTTGCCGGCGTAGAACCAGCGCTCCACCTGCGAGGCGAACCACTCGTGGTCGGTGACGTTCCAGTCTTCCAGCGCCTTGCCGCGCAGGTGCTCGACGGCGGCGAACTCGCCCGGCTCCATCTGCTTCATCTCACGGGCGGCGTGTCCCACCATCTCGTGGACCCAGGTCGAGAAGTCAGCCTTGCTGGTGAGGTAGACGATCCGCTTCCCCTCGTCGGTGCCGGAGAGGAAGCGGACGGCGCCGAGAATGTCGCCCCGGCGCGCCTGGTTCAGCTGGTCGAGTCGGGCAACGTCTCCCCCCGCGGTTCCGAGGGAGAGGGAGCCGGGGTGCTGCTCGGCTCGGGCGGCAGCGGCGACGGGGTCTGCGATGAAGTGCCCGTCGATCTCTTCGTACGCGCCGGAAAGCCGATCACGAACTCGTTGGTAAAGATCGGATCGTCGTCCTGCGGAAATTGCCTCTTGATAATCGCCACGGTCTAGAAGACCTCCACGGTGAGCTAGCTCGGTAAGTGTAATCTCGTCGTCGCCAGGCCAGACGGCCCCAATTGCGTTATCGACGTGGGCGCGCCGCTCGTTAGCGAGGTTGGTGAGAGCGCGCCGCTCCTGCCGAGCTTCGGCCTTCAGCCCCCGCTGCCCCATGTTCTCGACCCTGACGGAGCGATCGAGGACGGCGTCGGGCGTGTTGAAGGCGATGATCCCGCCGTCTTCCGAGGGTGTGAAGTGGAAGTCGCCGTGGAGGGCGTCGTTGAGAGCCTCCGACTCGGCGTCGGCGAGCGGCCGGCCAAGCTCGATCCGCCAGGCGGTGACGTCGCTGGCCTGACCGCGCGGGTTCAGGTAGCGCGCCCAGGCGGCCTGGTGCTGCTTGGCCGCGTCGCCGAGCGCCGCCGACAGACCTTGCGCCAGTTCGCGCACCGACTGCGGGACGCTCAGGTACAGACCGCGTGCAGCCTGCTGGGCGACCTCCTTGCCCCGCATCCGTGTCACGGGACGGTCGCCGAGCGCCACCTCGACGGCGGTCGCGGGGTTGCGCTCGATCTCCCCCGTGGCGGGGTCGCGCCAGAACCCGAACCCGCCGGCGTCGTGACGGACGACGAACCCCTCGTCATGGAGGACGCGAAGGGTGGCGTTGCCGTACTCGGAGGTGTGAGCGGCCAACTGCCCCGGTGTGAGGTCCTGCAGGAACGGCTTGTCCGCCGTCATGGATTCGAGCGGAAGCCGCAGCGTGTTCTTCGGAGTGAACATCGCATCCGCGAACGACTGGCCGGCCTTCTCCAGCGCCTGGAGGCGCGTCTCGGGGTTCGCGTACATCGCGGCGGTGGAGCGATCACGCTCGGCCTTGATCGACGTCCAGATCGCCGCCTGCGCCTCTTCGGGGTCGATGCCGTAGTGGTCGGCGAGCCGCTGCACCACGTCCTCGACCAGCCGGAACTGCGCCTCGGTCAGCCCGCTGTTGCCGGTGTTGTAGCCGTAGCCGAAGGCGGCGCCCATCCAGCCGTCGACTGTCACCTCGCGGCCGTTGAAGCCGTGATCGGCGAGCCGCTCCGGGGCGACATGCTTGAGGATGTTCGCGTAGAAGCGCCGCACCTTCGGCAACTGGTTCGGCTTCACGCTCGCCAGCCAGTCCTCGCCCTTGAGCGCCATGCGGGCGAGCCGGCGCTGGTGAGCGCTCCCGACCTTCACGGCGCCGGGCAGGCCGCGCGCCACCCCGTCCTCCCAGTCCTGGAGCACGCGGAGAGCGACGGCGATGTTGGGGGCGACCGGCTTCTGCGGCGAGTAGATGGCGACAAGCTGCGCGACCTTGTCGGCGCGGTCTTCGTCGCCTCCGACCGCGGCGAGGATCTCGCGGCCCGAGTCGCGGTACCAGTTCTTCGCGAAGTCCAGGCCGGCTTCGAGTCGACCGGCCATGTCCTCGATGAGGCGCCCGAACTGCGCCCTGGTCTTGATGATCTTGGGCAGGCCGGCGATCTTCGGCCGCGGTTCGCCGCGCTGCTTGACGGGGGTGTACCGGTCGAGAATTTCCCCGCCGTGCTCGGCGGCGGTGAACCGCTGCGGCGCGACGACGCCTCGCTCCTGGTAGAACAGGCCCGCCTCGCTGGACAGCTTCCCCGGATCCCTGACGAACTCGTTGAGGTTGCGCGCGTACCATTCGTCCGGCTCGATGCCGTAACGCGTGGCGTAACGCTGCGCCAGCGTGTCGGTGAGCGCCAGCGCCTGGTCGATGCGCTGAGGGTTCTCCTGGAAGTGAGGGATCTTCTCCAGCACGCCGCGAGCCTGGTCGCGCGCCGGCCCCGAGATCGGGGCGTGGTCGATCCCCGAGATGCGGCCAAGCTGGGCGTGCGCCTCGGCGGCCTGGCGATCGAGCATCCGAAGCTCGACCTCGTGATCGTTCATGTACAGGCGCTTCTCGCGCGGCGCCTCGTTGGGGTCGTCGGCTAGCTGGCGCATCTCCTTCTTGACGGCGGCGCGGGAGGCGCCGATCTCCTCGATCACCCCGTGCAGGCGATCCTGCTCGGCGGCCACGTTCTTGATCGCGCGGGTGCGGCGGATGTCCTGCAGCCGGGCGGTCGCCTTGTCGAGCCGGTCGATGCGATTGAGCAGCCGCTGGGCAGTGGCCGTCTCGACCTGCGGGATGTGGAACTCCCCGCTGGTCAGCATGTCCTGCATGTTCCGGAGGGCGGCCCGGAGGAACTCGTCGTCGGTCATCCCCTTGGGCTTCTGCAGCAGGATGGCGAGCGCCGTGCCGGCGTTCTCATCCTCGCGCAGCAGGTTGACGACGTCGCGGAACGCAGCCTGCGCCTCGGCCGGCATGCGCCGCACGTTGCGGTTCATGTTCTTGTAGGCCGCGCGCGCTGCGCGCCGCGTCTCCGAGATCGAGAGCCGGCGCGTGAGCGCGTAGCGGTCGGCCAGGTGCGAGAGCGCGTCGTAGGGCGCGTTCATCGTCCAGCGCGTGATCGGGCTGCGCGCCCGCGCGATCTCGACCGCCTTCTTCTCGGCGCCGGCGCCGTAGTAGAGCATGCGCGCCTTGGCCGGCACGTTGGCGAGCCGCACCGCCTCGCCGAAGCTGGCGCCCTCGGCCAGCGCCTTGGCGACCAGCGGCGCCTTGGCGAGCGGGGAGGCGACGGCGAGCGCGTTCAGCAGGTAGGTGGCCGGCTCCTTCTGCGCGTCGCCGAACACCTCGGAGTAGGTGGCGTCCTCGCCGTACTTGTCCTTGAGGTCCTTGAGGAACATCTGAAAGCCCTCAGTGACCATCTGCTCCTTCTTGGCGGCCGAGATGCTCGGGTCGGACATCGCCACGACCAGGCCGGGCGCCAGCGCGGCGCCCTCCAGCATCTTCAGACCGTCCGAGAGTAGGGCGGGCAGCCCCTTCTCCGGGTGCCGCAGCGCGTACAGTGCGCCGGCGCCGCCGACCAGCGCCTTCGTGGCGCCCATGCCGACCGCACCCAGCTGGTTGAGCGGCACCATCGGAGAGATGCCCGCTTCCTGCACCTTCATGATGTCGCTGCCGGGAGCGCCGAGCGGCTTCTGGCTGGGGCCGCGCGCCAGCCCGGTGACCTCGCCGAGCACCGCGCGCCCCACCGTCTCTGCCCCTTGCCCGATCAAGTGGCCCGTGCCGGTAGCTGCGGCGCTCAGCACCTTCGGGATGGCGTCGCCCAGCGCGCGGTCGCGCCGCGACCAGCGCTGGAAGATGTTCAGGTGCTCGGGCGGGGGGCCGTGGTAGCCGGGATGCCGCGCCAGCCAGCGCTCGGTCGAGGTCGCCGTGGCTGCGATGTTGCGTCGGACGCCGGGGCCGAGCGGGGCGCCGAGGAACCGCTTCTTGTCGGCGGCGCTGGCGCGCTGCGGCCCCTTGTCCTCGACCGCCTTGCGGCCGATCACGACCTCGCCGGTGGGGAGCTTGTTGGCGACGGGCGCGTAGTGCAGACCGGCGGGCAGCGAGCCGTAGTGCTTCTTGTCCACGACCACGATCGGGGCGGGATCGCGCACGACCTTCTTGCCGCCGTACCCCTTGCGCTGAGGCTCGTCCACCTTCACCCGGCGCGAGCCGGTGCGCGGCTTCAGGTTCAGCGTCTCGGTCGGGCGCACGAGGAAGATCGCGCCGGTCGAGGTGGCGGTCGCGGCCGTCTGCGGCTGCGGCTTCTCCTTGCGCTTACTCGACTTTGGTAGTCCCGCCTTGCCGCGCGGGACGACGAACGGTGCCACCTAGCGCACCGCCGTCACGACTTCTTCGTCTTGATCTTCGATCCCTTCTTCACGGTCGGCACCTTGAACCCGAACTGCGCCAGCTTCGCGTTGACGATCCCGCGCACGCGCGCGTCGCCCTGGTAGGGGGCGAAGTACTGGGAGAGCGCGGAGTAGGCCTGCTGGTAGGTGATGCCCGGCGCCGGCGCGTACACCGCCGGCTTCTTGAGCAGGGCGTTCGCCGGCGTCACGACCGTCGTGTAGGTCGGATCCTGGAGGACGGAGTTGAAGGTCTTGTCCATCCCTGTGGCCTGCTGCCGGATCCACTTGCCCACGTCGGGCGTGGTGCCGCTCCCCGGCACCTTGTGCGGCAGGCCGTCGGTGCCCAGCTGCGTACCGGCCGGCATCTTCGCCACGGTCTTGAGACGCGGGTCGTAGTAGAAGCCCGGCAGGATGACGTTGCCGGGGCCGACGCCCGTGACCCTGCCCGTCTCCAGCGCCAGCTGCTTCGCCCTGTTCAGCGCGGTCTGCATGTCGATCTTCTGCTGCGCGTTGAACTTCTGCGTCTGCAGCTTGATCATCTGGTTGTGGTAGCTCTGCGTCTCCTTGCGGGTGGCGGCCTGGTTCAGCTGCGTGCCGCCCAGCGCGAGCGCCTGCAGCGCCGTCGCGAGGTTGGAGCGCGTGTTGCCCTGGAGGCTCTCAAGCTGCTGCGTGATCAGCGAGGGGCGCTTGGCCTGGATGTCACGCTCGGCCTGTAGCTCGTCCTGGATCGACTGCGCGATCTGACCGCCGTACTCGCGCGCGAGGTTCGCCAGCGTCCCCGTCCCCCTCATGCGCTCGGCTTCCGCCGCGAGGTAGGCCGACGCCCCCTGGTCGTGCAGCCCCGCGGCGGGGATGTCCACGCCCGTGGTCTGCGCCGTGGCCTGAAGGCCGGGGATGCTGTAGCCCTGCGCGGGGCCGCCAAGCCCGCCGGTCTGCGCTGCGATGTTGGCGCTGATCTTGCCGGCGGCGGCCGTGTCCGCGTCCGCCACCGCGCCGGTCAGCCCGCCCCCCAGCGCCTTCAGTTCGTTGGCGGCCTGGTCGAACGCGGCCTGCGCTTCGCCCGCTCCCGGTCGCATCAGGTTCGAAAGCCCCCCCGCGAAGCTTGCGGTCTGCGCCTGCTGCGCCATCAGCTGCCGCTGCGCGCGCAGCGCCGACGCCTGCGCCGCCTGGATCTCCAGGTTGATCTGGTCGCTGATGATTCGCTTCGCCCGCGCCTCGGTCTGCTGGGGCGTCTCGATCGTGCCCATCAGCTGCCCGAGGATCGACTGGATCGTGAGCGGCTGACCGACCACGCCCTTCCTCTTCCTGGTGGGCGGCCCGACCACCGTGCCCTGAATGACGGGGCCGGACGAGTTCGGCGCGATGCCGGGGTCGAAGGGCCGGTAGGCGCTGGAAGGGATGGGGGCGACGAAGCCGGGCATTTACCCGTACCACCTGTTCCTGCGAGCGATGTCGGCCCGGATCTGCGCGGCCGACTTGGTGCCGCCCTGGAAGGCCGCCCTCTGCGCCGGCGACATCATCCCCATCGACGCCTGCGACATGCCGGACGTGCCCAGCTGCTGCGGCGTGAGGTTGCCGAGCGGCGCGAAGTAGTCGTACGCCATCCCGCTGGTCGGCGGCGCGACCGTCTCGCCGCCACCGGACTGCCCGCCCTGGCTCGCGAGCCAGGCGTAGTAGGCCGCGGTCGCCTTCGACTGCGCGAGGCGCGAGGCGACCTCGGACATGACGCTGTTCAGGCCGCTCTGCTGCTCGCGCTGCAGGCCGGCGAAGTTCGAGACGCCGCCCCGGATCGCATCGACCAGGTCGCCCATGGCGGTGTTCGACTGCACCTGGTACTGCTCGTTGAGGCGCTGCCCCGACGTTTCCGTGCCGCCCGAGCGCAGCATGCCGCGCGCCGCAAGCCCCGCGTTCGCGTTCGAGATCCCGCGCTTGAGCGCCAGGTCTAGCTGCGCCTTCGTGCTCAGCTGATTCCCGGCAGCGGCGGCCCTCGTGGCCGGATCGACGTCGCCCGCGTAGCCGGCGAGATCGCCACTCATCCTGCCGGTGAGATCCCAGCCGCCCTTGATCACCGCCTGGCGGATCGCGTCGCGCAGCGAGGTACGCCCGCTCCCGATGTTCGCGTTCATCTGCTGAATGGCGGCCTGGTAGATCGGGTCGCCCTGGATCTCGGACATCGAGGCGTTGAAGTCGGTGCCGGGGTTGAAGGCTGCGTAGCCGGCGCCGGCTCCCCCCGTGTTGCCCATGTTGTAGTTCGCGCCGGGAATCGAGCCGAGGTTCGTCTGCCCCACCGGCGACATCGGCGTGTCGACCTGCGAGCCGAAGATCGCCGGGACGATGCCACCCTTCTTCTTGGCGGCGGGCTTCAGATACGGGAAGTAGCTCGTGATCGAGCCGGGCAGAGCCATGCCGCCCCCTTTCAGTAAATGATGATGAAGTTGACGGTCAGGTACGCCGGCGTGTCGTTAGCGACCGCCGCCACCGGGCCGACGACGATCGCGCCGCCCCCCGCGGGACCGCTGCCGCCCTCCAGCTGCGCGACACGCCCGCCCGAGACAACCCCGAACCCGCTGCCGCCGCTCCCGTACAGCACCATGAACTGCTCGTCGTTGGGCTGGATGTGAACGTGCGAGTCGGTGACGGTGTGCCGGTGATGCGGGCGTCGGCTCGCGAGCGCCAGCCCCTCGTTGGCGCCGAGCGCGGTGGTGCCGGCGCCGCTGCCCTTACCGACCGGGATACGGCCCTGAAGGTCGGGGACGTTGAAGGTGGTCGAACCGTCCCCCGCCCCGTACGTGTTGGCGATCAGCGCGTAGAGGCGGTCGTACGTGGTGCGAGACACGGCTTGGCCCTGGCACAGAAGCGCCCCGTCGGGCGCGGCGGTGCCCGCGTAGGGGAGGATGATCCCCGGCGGGAAGATCCCGAGTGTGCCGCCGCCGACGCTCGCGATCCCGAGGATGTCCTTCAGTCCCGTGACCGAACCGATCGGCAGGTTGAGGTCGGACGTCTCCAGGTAGGAGACGAGCCAGGTCTTGAAGGCGATGGGGAGTGAGAACGGATCCGACAGGAGCCGCTGCAGCAGCTGGTACTCCTGGTCGTTGAGCGGACGGTCGTCCTGGGAGGTACGGCCTTCTTGCGTAAGCTCGCTCAACGTCCACGCTCCGCGACCCACTCATCGACGGCGAGGTCGAAGATGCGCGTGGCGACGGTCGGCTGCGTCTGCCTGACGCGGAAGGCGATCCCGTACGGGAACTGCCCGACCGGCAGCTTGTAGCGCGTGTACTGGTTGGTGGGCGGCAGGCCGCCGACCGACGTGTAGGCCGGATCCTGCGGCGAGCGCATGTAGCCGAGGTCGAGCACGGGCGTGGCCGTCGAGTAGTTCGGGGGGATCGGCGTGACCCGCGCGTCGTAAGAGAGCCAGGCGCTCTTGACGCGCTTGCGGCCCTCCTGGCCCAGCCGGTACCAGGGCGTCTCGAAGCTGGGGAGCACGAGGGTGCCGTCGGCGTCGGCGACCGTGGTCGCGTTCGAGTTGGGGAAGAAGCAAGGGCCGAGCCGGATCAGCCGGTTGGTGCCCTTCTGACCGCCCCAGGTGCGCTCCATCCCCGACGACCCCGAGGAGGAGATGAAGGTGAGCGCCTTGATGTTCCCGAACCGGAACCACTGCCGCTTCTGCAGGTCGGAGATCAGCGTCGTGCTCGACCCATCCGCGAAGTTGAGCGAGATCACGTAGTAGTCCATGAAGGTGACCCCGGCCATCGACACCTTGTTGGCGTAGAGGTTGCGCCAGTAGGTGAGGATGCCGCCCTGCGCGACGATGTTGCGGACGACGGAGCCGTCGGTGACATGTACGCCGTGCTCGTCCGCGAAGATGCAGTTGTCGTTCCAGAATGCGATCGTCTTCGGGTCGATGCAGCCGATCCGGTCGAACACCTTCTCCACGAACATGTCGCCGTCCTCGGTGCCGAACGGCGGCGTCGAGCCGCGAATGCGCTCGACTGAGCCGGCGTGGAACACGAGCACCAGGGAGCGCATCGCGGCCAGCGCGGAGACGGCGCCGTTCATGCGGATGTACGACTTGGCGTCGAACGAGGCGGCGTTCGAGAGGTCGGGCTGATCGATGAACGAGAAGCGGATCGTGTCCGTCTCGCCGGGCGCCCCGCCGGTCACCAGCCTCGACTTGTAGACGCAGCCGACCTTGCTGAACTTATGGGCCGCGTTCATGGCCGTGACCGCGAGCGTCGAGGAGGTCGGAGGCTTGATGATGCGAGGGGTCATCGAGCCGGCCTGGTCGAAGTGAATGACCTGGTCGTTCGTGTACAGCACCGGGTTCTGCGCCGAGCGCGGCACGGCGCCGCCGGTCGCGGTCGCCGTGTACGGATCGGTCAGGCCGACGCTGTACAGCTGCCCGTTGGTGCCCTGAATGACCAGCTGGTCGCCGTTCGAGTACAGCGCCAGCAGGCCCGACTCGGCGTCGCCGCCCATCGCCGTCGATCCCCACAGCCAGCCGGCCCGGCCGGTGAGGAGCGCGTCGACCGTGATCGGCACGTAGTCGAGCACGTCCCAGAGGTAGCCCTGCGGCATCGAGTCGCGCGCGAAGTCGCGAGCGAAAGCGCGCGCCCCGCGCAGGAGCGACTGAGGTGCGGCCATCAGCCCACCCAGGAAGCCTTGTCGAGAAGACCGGGCAGACGCACGCGGCGCTGCGGCCCCTTGGCGGTGCCGCGCCTGTTGACGCTCTGGCGGATCTGCAGGATCCGGCCGCCGCGCCCGTCCTGACCCTCGTACATCTGGCGGTAGCGCTCGCCGTTCTGCGAGCTTGAATCGTCGCCGTAGTCGGCGAGCTTCCAGAGCGCGTAGGTGACGATCGCGTCCTGGTACTCGTCGGGGATGGCGCCGAACGCCTCGTCGCCGGGCGAATCGGTGTCGACCGCCATCAGGCCCGGACGGAGCACGGCCCAGACCTGCACGCTCCCCGCCGTATCGGGAGCAGGCTCAAGCCGGAGCACGTCGGAGCGGATCAGCGTGAACGAGGGCGCGTAGCTCGTCTGATCGCGTCGCGCCTTCGGGAGATCGCTGAGATCCACCAGCCCCAGCACGGCGCTGTCGAGGATGTACGTGTCCTCGCCCGCCGTGGTGCGCAGGTTGACGCAGCGCACGACGCACTTCGTCCGGGACAGCAAGTCGATCGTCCCCTGCTGTAGCTTGACCGGGATGAAGGCCGTCTCGTCGAAGGCGGAGATGTCCTGCAGCCCCAGCGTGTAGCGGATCTCGTCCTGCATCTGCTTCTTGGTCACGCAGGCTCCTTCACTCGAACGAACACGGTGCCCTGAGCGCCGCGGTTACGGGTGCGGCGCATCACCTGACCGCCGTTCGAGTTGTTGCTCGTGGAGGTGTTGCCTTCGACGGCGGTGAAGCTCGTGCCGGATCCCGGCTGCCACGCCTCGAACATCCCGACGTGGTCGTAGATCGTGTCCCACGCCCAGTCGTAACAGACGAGGTCGCCGGGGATGGGATCGTCCGTAACGCTAAGGCCGTAACGACCGGCGTACGCATCCGCGACGATGTAGGGCACGTAGCTGTAACGGCTGCCCTTCACGAACGCGGGGGAGTCGCCCTCGTTCTCGTACGCCCACGTGCAGAAAATTGCGCACCAGGGGACGCCGTTCATCCCGTACCAGGATCCGTACTTCTGGTTGTTCGAGCCGGATGGCGACTCGGCGTTCCCGATCTCGCCGATTGCGCGTCCGAGCGCCGCCTCCCGCAGTGTCCCACCGCCGTCGCTCGGCTCGTGTCCCTCGAACATCTCGTACGCCTCCTCCAGAAGGTCGACGCAGACGCTGTCGAAAAGCGGGTCCCCGTAGTGCTGCGCGTCGGGGTCTGAGATCAGCGCGTAGCGGAGGTTGTCGAACGTCTTCTTCCCCAGCCAGCCGGTCGCGTCCAGATGCTGCTGGCGCTGGAACCCGGCCAGGCCCGAGTCTTTGACGTTGCCGCTCTTGCCGTGCGCGAAGCCGTTCGAGTACGAGTCGTCCCAGGCGTCCGGGTCCCAGTCGCCCCAGCGCCCGCCCCGGCACAGCGCCCGCTTGTAGGCGACCACGTCGGGACCGTCGACCGACGGCTTCTTCCCATACTCGCTCGCGTCAGGCGGATAGAGCGAGCGCGGGAACGTTGCCTTGACGGGACCACCACCGCGGTAGGCCTGCTGGTACCACTCAGACATTCGACCTCCTAGATCAGGGCGCGGCCCAAGCAACAGGGAACCTCGGGGCCAGTACGAGGTCTGCTCGGGCCGCGCCCGCTCGGACGTAGTAGGAGCTACGCCGAGGACTTGCTGGACGTGCTGGACGACGAGGACGAGGCGCTCGCCTCCTTGCCCTCCTGCGCCTTCAGGAACTCCTCCTGCGCCTGCTTGGCGGCCTTGTGCTCGGCGTCCTCGACCGCGGCCACCTCGTCCTCGCGGTCGGCGTTCGCCTCATCGATCTCCTTCTGAGCGTCGTCGGGGAGTGTCCCCACGCCGTCCTGGAGCGAGAGGTCGGGACCGACGTACCCCGCCTGCGGGTGTCCAGCCGGAAGCTTGAGCTTCGGCTCGTCCTTGGTGGTCTTGCCAGCCATGTGTTCCTCCTTGCGTTGTGGACTAGTTCAGGCCGTACAGGGTGACGCGCGAACCCGCGACGAGGTTCCCCGCCGCAGCGAGGACCGTGATGCGGTTGATCGCCGCCGTGCTCGCCCAGACAGCGGCACCCCAGCGGGGCTGAAGGCTGGTGGTGGTGATCCCTACCGCGTAGCCGCCCCGCACGAGGACGTGCTTCATCCACCCGCCCGCGTACAGGGGAATGTCCATGTCCCCGGCTGTCGCCCAGTTCGCAGGTGCCGTTGCGGCGGCGATGCTGCCGATCTGGATCTGGTTCTGGCTCGCCAACTCCTGGGCACCAGCGGTCGTGACGCTCGCGGTCAAAACCTCGGTGCAGTAGTTGGCACCCGAGTCGTTGTTGAAGCGGACGTAGAGCGCGGTGCTAGCGGCGGCGGTGTCACCACGCAACATCCACTCCAGTCGCAGGTGCGCGTAGGTCGCGGCGATGGAGGTGAAGTCGATCGTCGCAGCGGCAGAGCCGAGCGTGATGTCCGCGATCTTCGTGATGGTGGGTATTCGCAGCTGCGCCGAGGGGACCTGCCCTGTACCGTCCAGCGTGGCGACGCCGTTGGGCTGACCGGCGAACGCGAGGTCGCCGACCGCAATCGGCTGCCACTGCATCGCGCCGCCCACGCCCTTCAACCACTGGCCGTTTACGACCGCGGGAGGCAGGCCCGCCTGCGCGGTCGCAGCAGCAGCGTCTGCGTTGAAGATGCCGTCCTCGATGTGGGACATGTGGGCGGCGTCCACGAGCGTCAGGTCGTCCGTCCAGGTCTGGCGCGTGTAGGCCATCAGCCACACTCCGAGGGATCGAGGACGAGGTCGCTCGCGCCCGCGGGTGCGAGCACGAGGTCGGTCTGACCGGCAGCCACGAGGGGCAGGTCGGCGCAGACGCTGTCGTTCAGCCACTCCTGGCCGACAAAGACCGGGATGTCCGTGCCCAGACCCATGCCCGCCTGCGTCGCGGTGAGCTTCGTGTTAGCGACCAGGGCCGGGAGGCGCCCGGTGAGCGCCAGCCCCGCCGTTGGAACGACGAGCGGGTCGGGGCTGATCCTGACCGTGGGGACCTGTGGTCCAAGGCCAAGGACACCCTGGGGGATCTGGCTCGGGTCGACAAAGATCGTGACCGTCGGTAGCTGACCGCTCAGGCCCAGGCCGGTCTGGCAGACGTACTCGTACCAGCGCGCAATCGTCGTCCAGCCGCAGATCGCGACGCCACAGGTCGCGTCGGTCTGGCCCTGCCCGACGTTGACCTGCCCGCAGGTGAACTGGTGGACGACCGCCCGCTGCGGAGGCGTGCAGGTCGTCACGGGTTACACCAGGATCGTGTAGAGGAAGCCGAGGGTCGGAAAGTCAAGCGTGAAGGTTCCCGCGGAGACGCTCTTCGTGCCCTCGAAGTCGACCATGCTCCAGAGCGGCTTGGTGCCGGAGGAGTCGTAGACGACCGCGAAGCCGGCGTTGAAGGTGGCGCCCGGCCCCCACACGGGGTCGTCCGCGTAGTAGTCGGTGCGATCAGCGGCGGCGTTGTAGACGGCGGTCTTGTTGGCGAGCGTCGCGCCGCCGGTCACGTAGCCGCCGCCCGAAGCGACCTCGCTCGCGGAGATGTCCGCGTACACCTTCTGCGTGTCGATGTTCGGCACGAAGGACGGCTGCATCAGCATGATCTTCATCGGGTTCGCGAGCCACAACGCCCCGAGCAGAGCCTCGGCCGAGGAGGCGTACCAGGTGTGCTTCATGGGTTCTCCTTCTGCTCGCGCTCGACTTCCTCGTGCATGCGCTCGACCTCGTCATCGATCGAGGTCGAGGGGCCGAGGTGCTGCTCGCCCCCGAACTCGCGCGCGAAGTAGGCGGCCTGCTCGGTACGCACGCGGCAGCCGCACACGGGGCAGAGCTTGGGCCAGGCGATCGGGAACGGCTCCAGGCACTTCACGCACATGTAGCCGGAGCGGATCCGCTCCACCGTCTCGTAGGCGAGGTTCAGAATCACCTGACCCTGGACGCGACCGTCGGGGAGCCAGATGGCCTGGTCGGGTGCCTGCTCGATGTTGAGGACGACGGCCGGCCGGCGCCAGCGGCTAACCAACGACCTCTTCCTCTCGCTCCTCGAACACGTCGCCCGAGATCGCGGCGGTGATGGCGCCCACGACCTTGTCCCGGTTCTGGCCCTGAAGCTCGTACTCCAGGACGTCGTCCAGGTTGTAGCCCTCGTCCACGAGCTTGCGCACGAGCGCCGCGGGCGTGCCCCGGTACTCGTCGTAGCGCGGCCAGGGCGGAGCCTTCAGCGTTGCCGGGACTTCGAGGAGATCGTTCGTCTCGGTCGCCCGCTTGCGCAGCTTCTCGACCACGAAGTCGTGCTCCTCGTCCGTCCAGTTACTCGCGACCTTCGCCTGCTCGGAATCGAACACGCCGATCCGATAGTCGGGCGGGTACGGGGTCGCCTCGTCCGCCTCCTGCGCCTGGCCGTTCCACGACCACTGGTGGAACGCAAGCTCGCGCTCGTGCGGGAGCAAGCCGCCGGGCTTGAACCTGGCATAGAGGGGTGCCTGCCTCTCCTCGGCCAGGCCGGCGCCGAGCGCCACCATGACCTGCGGCCGGCATTGCAGGGCGTACTCGCCCCAGGGGGAGATGAATCGCATGTGACCTCCAGAGACACCGAGGGGGCCGTGGTAAGCGGCCCCCTCGCTTGCTAGGCGGTAGCGCCCAGACCTACTGCGTCACGCCGAAGATGATCCCGTGCGCGCGCTCGTGAGCGCACTCGAAGCTGGCTTCGCGCATGTACTCAGCCGAGTAGGTGTCTCTCCCCTTCGGCTGCTGCTCGGTCAGGAGCTTCGTGTCGCGATCGCGGAGCGGACGCTGCTCGACGTAGTTCATGTCGATCAGGAACGCGTAGGAGCCGAACCCCTTCGGCACGGCGGGAGTGCTGACGTTCGAGGGGAACTCGCCCCATTCCTTCTTCACGACCACCGGGATCCGGTAGCCGTAGGCGCCCGAGATGAAGGCGTCGACATGCACGCCGTGAACGGTGCCGTCGGCCGGGGCGATGAACTGCGACCCCATGCCGGTGCGGTTCCACTTCGCCATCCCGTACGCCACGAGCGGCGAGGCGAACAGCACCTTGTCCTCCGAGCCGTACTGCATGATGTCGAGCAGGAACAGGTCGAAGAAGTCCGGCGTGAGCGGACCGGCGGCGTCCCGCTTGAACGTGGAGATGTACTCCAGCATCCCGCCGCAGGTGCCCTGCGGCTCGCCGTTGCCCGGGGCTGCGCCCGAGTTGGCGGCGAACGAACGGGCGCCGAAGAACAGGATCGCCTCCCACTTCTTCTTGTGCTCCCGGGCCTTCCGCTTCGCCTCCTTGGCCGGCTCGCGCCCGCCGTAGAGTTCGATCGCGGTCTGCGTACCCGTGAACGTCCAGACTGTGCGGGTGATTTGCGTGTAGTTGTAGCCCAGCACGCGCTGCAGGTAGCGCGGGTTGGGGAGGTCGGATCCCTGCGGCTGCGCGTCGGCAACGACGAGGAACACGTCGCCCGAGTTCACCGCGGCGGCAGCGATGTTGCCGACGCCGTTGGCGACCGTGAGCGCGTCCGTGGTCACCGTCAGCACCCGGCTCATCTCGCCCGAGCGCATGTTGCGGAGCATGTCGTTGGGACCGACGACCTTGCCCTGGCCGGCCGTGAGGGTGAGTGCCCCGGAGCTAGCTGTCTGCCCGGCAGCCGCGGAGACGATCCGCGGGAAGTCCTCTTCCTCCAGCCAGTTGACCTTCTCCCGGATCGCCTGGCGTGCGCCGACCCGGTCGGTCATCGTCGTGAACTGCGTGTCGTCGGGCTTGAGGACACGGATCTTGTCGTCCATGTCGATGACCCGCTCGTCCGACAGCACGTCTTCCGTGCTGACGCCGACGCCCGGCGGCGTCGAAACAATGGTTCCAGCCATGTGCCCCTCCAGGGGTGCTCGAAGGTGTGAATCCCTTCGGCCTGGGAGGCGGCGTATCCCTACGCGAGGGGGCGGCCTACTGTGGCCTTACTCTCGTTCCCACTCGGCGTCCAGCTGCTCCAGGGTAAGGCCCGGACCCAGACGACGGGGCCGGGGTGTCTCGCCGGGAGACGGTGTTGCCTGTGAGGACGATACCTTTGCGCGTCGCTTCGCGCCAGCCGCTTCCTCGCGACGCTGCGCCTTCACGGCGTCGCGGCTCGAAGTGACCGTCGCGGTCTGCGCACGCGCGATCTCGTAGATCCCGAGGATGGCGTAGGCCTGAACCTCCGGGTCGGAGGAGTGAGCCTGCTCCACGAGCGGATGCTCGGGGCCGAGGTTCCCCATCGTCGTGATCATCTGCTGCTCGTAGCGGGGCATGTCGGGGTAGTGGTTCACGAGCACGCCCAGGATCGTCTCGGTCGGGAGCGCAACCGCCCCGTTCGCCCCTTCCGCCTCCTGCGCTGCGTGAAAGGCTCGCTGGTGCGCGTGGTCGACCAGTTGCCGGGCCTGGATCGCCTGGTAGGGCTGCTCCTGCGCCCAGGCGTCGCACACGGCGCGCGCCAGATCGAACTCGCCCACCCGCAGCGCGTTCTGCACGTACATCTGCGGGTTGCCCGACTCGACCGCCTCCTCGACCCAGGCGGCCTGATCGGAGTCGAGCGAGACGCCCATGCCCGAGAGCGCGCTCTGCTGGGCTAGCTCGGCTTCAAGCTCCTGGACGCGCCGGCTCAGGTACTGCTTGTCGCTGCCCAGTTGCCCGATGATGCGCTGCTGGTGCGCCTCGGCCTTGAGCGCCCGCTCGACGTCGCCGCCATACTTCGCCAGGAAGGCCTGAACCTCGGGGTCCTCGAACTGAGCCTGGACTTCTTGCTCTTCCTCCTCCTCGCCCTCCTCTTCCTCGGCGGCAGCCTCTTCGTCGCCGTCGGCGTCTCCGGGCGCGACCTCTTCCTGTTCCGCTTCCTGCTCGCCGTCCTCGGCGCCCTCCTGCTCTTCTTCGGCCTGGTCGTCCTGATCGTCCGGTAGCTCGCGCTCGTCGTTCTCGACCGCGGCGTCCTCCTCGTCCTGCACCTCGTCCCAGGCCGACATGATCTGCCGCGTCACTTCCTCGGTGTTCACGCTACTCCCTTCTCCTTCAGGAGGCTCTCAAGGCGCTGCTCGGCGCCGGCCGGCACGGCGGCCAGCCAGGCCATCCCTTGCAGGAAGCCGCGCCAGTATTCGATGGAATGCGTGTTTAGCTCGCCGCGGCCGGTGAGCGCCAGCGAGAGCACATGCTTCTCGATCGTCTCGCGCTTCTCCTCGATCCGCGCCTCGAAAGTGGGCCAGGCGGGGTGAGTGGCGAGCGCGGAGAGGTCGCCCTGTGTGGTGAGCAGCTTGCGCCGCTCCTCCTCGGTGTACTTACGTTTGAGCATTCGCCGCGCCTCCCTGCATCGCCAGCATCTGCGACATGTCGCTCACCGGGCTGAGCGAGTTCGGATTCGAGGGCGCGGTCGGCCCCGCAGCGAGGGCGGGGTTTGTGACGCCGCCGCCGCCGCCGTTCTGCGGGACTGCGCTGGGCTGCGGTAGCTGTCCCGGCATCTGACCCATGGTCTGCGCGCCCACCTGCGCCGGCATGAAAAAGCGCTCCTTGTCCGGGACGTCGTAGGAGTCGAGCAGCTTCTCCATGAATGCTCTGAGGTTGAGCGGGGTGCCCGAGACGGCCATCACCTGCTGCGCCTGCACCGCCATCTGGAACAGACCCTGCGCCTCGGCGCGGCGCTCCTGCCGCATCAGCGAGTCGGAGGTGACGTCGATCATCACCTCGAAGTCGCCCTGGATGTCGAGCGGGGTGATCTTGCGGTAGGCCTGCGCGCCCGACATCCCGAGCACGCGCACGACGCGGTCGTCGCGGAGGAACTGCTGGTAGAGGAGGAGGAAGTGCTTGCCGAGCTTCGAGTACGCCCACAGGTAGTGCTGCTTGCGGGACTGGATGATCCGCTGCGCGATCGTCGTGATGATCGAGACGCCGGTCGCCGTCTGCTGGTCGATCGTCTGCGAGTCGGCGCCGCTCGCCATCGGCAGCCCGCCCATGATGTTCTGGAGGTCGCCCTTGAGCAGGCCCTCTGCCTGGAGGGTGATCTGGGCGGCGCTAGGGTCGATCTTCAGCGTCTCGACCTGGCCCGGATCCTCCACGATCCACTGCGCGTTCGGCGCCCACTCGAACGCCTCGGGGTCGTCCACGTCGGAGCGGATGACGGTGATCAGGTTCGCCAGCAGGCGCACGACGTCGAGGCGCTGGTTCTGCAGCGTCCACAGCATCTGCTGCAGCTGCGCGAGCGCCTCGACCACCGAGATGCCGGGGATCTGGAAGGCGTCGGGCATGGCCGAGCAGATGACGAACGGGAGGCGCCCGTTCCAGAACGGGTTGGCGTCGTCGCGCAGCTTCACGGTGCGGTTGCCGACCGTGATCACGCGCTCCGGCGTCCAGTACTCCAGCACCTCGACCAGGTCTTGCGTGCGGTCGATGCCGCGCAGTCGCTGCTCGCGCTTGGTGAGGTCGCTCATGCGCGCGACCGAGCGCGTCTCCTTGAGTTTGTCGACGTTCTGGTAGTAGCCGTCCTTCTCCTTGCGCTTGAGCGAGGAGAAGCTCTCCCAGGTGCGGTCGATCAGGTACTCGGCCTTGTCGACGTTGGGAGCCTGGGGCGGCCAGAAGAAGTCGCGCACGTCCCTGACCTCGCAGCAGGCGTCGTCGCGCACGAGCGCGTTTCGGGTCGTCTCCTCCTTGTGCGACTGAAGCGTGTCGATCGTGGTGCCGTAGGCGTCCTGGATGTCGATCATGTCGGGCACGAGCGCCGTGACGTCGCGGTGCTCCTCGTGCCAGTAGTCCTTGAGGACGGAGATGCCGGCGATCAGGTCCTGCTGCATGAAGTCGCGCTGCTTCTCCGCGAAGTGGTCGACGTCGAGCGCGTAGCGCAACGTGTCGCTGACCGCGTCCACGCTGTGCAGGCGCGCGACCACCTCCTCCAGCGGCTCGTCCGGCTTCGGCCTGGGGGTGACGTTGAAGCGCGGCGACGGCTCCAGCATCGTCGCCAGCATCCCCTCGCAGGTGTTCAGCACGTATGGGGTCGTGATGTTCGAGTGCCAGTCCTCGTCGGGATCCTGCGAGGTGTCCTTGCTGGGCTGCGCTTCGGCCAGGCCGCGGTAGGCGTTGTAGCGCCGCTCGACCCGCTCCACGAAGGCGTCGTGGTAGCGGCGCTCGCACGTCTCCACCGCCTTCACCACCAACTGGACGGCGTCCTTCTGCTCGGACTGGTCGTAGAGATCCTTCTCAGCCAAGCGGCCCTCCACCCGGTCCCGGCGCCGGCCCGCCCTGCAGCGCTCGCGCCAGCGACTTCATGTCGCCCTGCTGGTTCGAGGTCTGGTTGGACGCCTTCAGCTTCAGCACGATCTGCAGCGCCTTGCTCGCTTCGGCCCGGTCGACCTCGTCGGGGTCAAGCTGGATGAAGGCGTGCAGCGCCTCCTCGGCGCCGTCGAGCGCGGAGATCGAGTCGGCGTACTGACCCTGATCTCCCCCCTGGTCTGCGGCGCCAGGCGGCGGCCCGCCGGCGTCAAGGCCGGGTGGCGGCCCACTCGGTCCCAGACCAGGGGGAAGCCCCGCAGGTCCAGCGCCAGGCGGGGGGCCGCCTCCCCCACCGGGACCTAGCGCCGCCGCCAAATCCATCATGCTGCTCATGCGACCCTCCTCTTCTGCCACGGGTAGGCGTGCGGCTTCGTCTTGACGCGACGCCGCACCTGGCGCTCGTGCCGGCCGTACTGCCGGTACATCTCCAACGCCAGGCCGAACGCCATGACGCGGTCGTCGTTCGCGCCCTCCTGCGCCCGAGGCGAGGGGAGCGTGTCCCTGCGCACGAAGGTGCGAAGCTCCATGAGCAGGGTGCGCGGAAGCGCCGGTACCGTGCGCTCGCGCAACGCCTGCTCGATCACGTTGATCAGCTGCGGCCGGGTCTTGTTGTTGATCGGGAAGCCGTAGTTCGCGAGCTTGTGCCCGTCGACCCGGTCGGCGATCGAGTGCCGGTACAGCTTCGGGTAGTGCGGCCGGCCCTTGCGACCGTCGCGCAGCGAGATGATGATCGGCTCGCCGTAGCCGCCGCCCATCTCCACCGCGATGCGAGCGCTGTTGTACCAGCGGCCCAGGTAGTGCAGCTGCTCGGCCCACTCGTCGGCGTCGACCTTCCCGTACGCCTCGGCCACGAGCGCCTGCGACGCGAGATCGATGACGTACGCGCACGAGTAGTCGTAGCCGCGCCCGGTGGCGACGTCGGTGCCGATCGCGTACTCGCGCTTCGGATCCGGCTTCTCGTGAACGCGGATCAGGCCCTTGTCGACCCAGTGGATCTTCGCCTTGGCGCCCGAGTCGTCCACGACGAAGCGCATGCGCGTCTTGTCTTCGAGCGCGTGCTCCTCCGAGTACCAGGTGAGATCCTCGGCGTCGAACCAGCACTCGCCCGTGTTGATAAAGGCGTCCTCGGGGGAGCGCGGGAACTGCTCCGCCCTGTCCGCCGGCGGCAGCGCGCGCGCCACCTGCTCGTACCAGTCCTCGTCTCGGTCGGGGTGCAGTGACCAGGGCAGGAACTGCGTCTCGATGCCGTAGCCCTCGGCGTTGACGTACAGGTGGTGGTAAAAGTTGCCCTCGCCCGTCTGCTCGTTGGAGACGCCGTTGGCCGTAGACACGACGATGATCTGGCCGCCGTTGTCCGCCGTGGCGAAGGTCGCCTTCCAGGCGTCGCGCGCGTACTCGTGGCGCGCGAACTCGTCCAGGAGCACGAGCGTGGCCGTCTCGCCGTGACCCGCTCGTCTCGTGCTCGACAGGCCGACGACCGAGGAGATCTTCCCGGAGGGGAAGGTGAACTCGATCAGGGTGGTGGGACGCGCGCCCCGTGACGGCTTCGTCACCTGCGCCTCGAACTGCAGGTGCTCGGGCAGGGACATGAACATGTCGTAGAGGCGGTTGACGACCTTGATCGCCTCGTCCTCGTTGATCGACACGATCAGGCAGCGAGTGCCTGGAAGGGTGAGGAGCTTCCAGAGCGCGTAGCCGGACGCCAGCCAGGTGATCCCGATCTGCCGCGCCTTCAACACCAGACTGAGCGTGTGCTCGATCCAGTTGTCGAGCACCTCGCGCTGCCAGTACCAGCCCGCCTCGGGGTCGGTGAGCGTGAAGCTGAACTCCTCGCCCGTCTTGCCGTCCACGCACTGGACGTGGTCGAGCAGGCCGGCGGGATGCTGCATCGCCTCGGCGCGTTCGTTGAGCCGGCGCGCGTAGTCCTTCTTGAAGGCCGCGAGAAACTCGGGGTCGACGCCGAGGGTCGCTGTCACAGCAGGCCGCACCTCCGTGCCGTGTTGGGCCAGGGGTAGAAGCCGCGCCCCGAGAGGTAGGCGCGCATCGCCACCGCGATCTGCAGGTACGGGGGCCAGTGGTCGGCGGTGCCGAAGGCGCGCAGGAACTCGCGCCCGTAGGTGCGCTGGAAGCTGTAGTCCATCTGAAGCCCGCCGTAGTAGGGCGGGTTGGGATCGCGCCAGGAGCCTTCAAAACGATGAATGCAGAGGAAGGCGCGGTGAAGCCAGTGAATGTCTGACGCGCGCGTGCGCGTAGCAGACGCGGCAGACGTAGTCAAGACGAGCACGAGCAGGATCGCGGCCAGCACCTTCACGGGCTGCCTCCCTGGTCGCTTACGATGTCGCGCGACGCCGGACGTAGTGCATTCGGTCTTGCGACCACGCGAGCACCACGTCACCGCGATCCACGATCCTGTCGCCACGTCGGCGTCGCCACCATGTCCAGAACCCGATGAACCACTCAGGCATGGGCCTAGTCCTTGTCGTGCGGGTCACGTTCGATAAAGAAGCCGATCCGGATCCGGTGCCAGTCGCTCGCGCCCTTACGGATCAGCGAGCGGGCGAGCGCGACGATCGCCAGGAAGGCGAACAGCCCGATCACCGAGATCGTGATGGTGGAGTGATCGGAGAGCGCCAGCACTCACTTCTCTTGCTCGCGGTCGCGCTCCTGCAGGCGGCCTTCGAGCTTGGCGATGCTGGCGCGCAGGTTGGAGACGGCGACGGCCAGGTAGATGATCCCGAGGATCTCCAGGCTGTTGATGGTGATGAGAGCCTGGTCGGGGATCCTGGCGATCATGCCGCCACCGGACGGGTCCCCGAGGCGCGGGTCGGATGCGGCGAGGACCCACCCGCTGGCGGATGCGATGTCAGCGCGTCCGGCTCCTCACCTCCTCTCCTCTTTTTCACTTCTTGCGCTTACGCTTCGCCTGACCGCTCTCGCTCATGGCGATCGCGATCGCTTGGGATCGCTTCTTCACGACCGGCCCCTTCGCGGAGCCGGAGTGCAGCTGGCCCTTCTTGTATTCGCCCATCACCGTCTTGACCTTGGCGTTACGGGCTGCCTTCTTCATTACCCCTCTCTCTCCAGCCAGGCGACCTCGACCTTGGAGGGCTGCGCGCCCGCGTTGAACACAGACAGCTTCCCCCTCACCGTCACGGGGACAAGGCCAGCGCTGCCTTTGCCGGGATCGACCGCGAACCCGTTGGTGGCCGTGGCGGTCGTCCCGTCGAACGTGAGCATCAGCGGACCGTTATCGGCGCCGAGGTAGAACCCGTTGGCGCCCGCGGGCGCGAGGAAATCGAAGACGGCGCTCGCGGCGATCGTCTGCGCGGGCGGGTGCGGGGTGGCGCGTGCCGGGAACCAGTCGCCTTCAGCCATCTAAACCACGTTGGTCCCGAATAGGAAGATGAGCCAAAGTGCCACGGCGATGGCGAACACGCACACGTCCATGAACGTCAAGGTCATGGTGTCCTCCCCAGTAGCTCTCGCAGTTGAGCGACCGTCACGGTCGCCTCGTCGGGTAGACCGGCGAGCGGGTCGACCGGCTCGGGGGCGACCGCCGCCTGCTGTGCCGCCCCCAGCGCCTCGATCTCCTCGGGCGTCATCTCGCGGTGCTCCTCCTCGCCCGTCTCGACGTTGACGACCAGGATGGTCGGAGTCTCCATGCGCCCTCCTAGTTCAGGCCGTACAGGGTGACGCGGCTACCGGCGATGAAGTTGCCGCTGCCGGGGATGATCGTGATCCGGGTGATCGCAGGACTTAGCGCGTGCGCGCCGCCCTGGGCGCGGATCAGGTGAGTGGACGTGGTCGAAGACCACAGGGCGTGTGTGACACTCGTCCAGTTGTGCTGTCTGGCCGCGGCGTAGTCACCGATGTTGACCGTAACGTCACCGAAGTACCCGGCCACGGCTGAAGCTCCGAGCGCGAATCCGACCAGGCCCAGCGTGGCCGACAGGGTTTCGACTCCCGTCGGGGCGGCCGCCTGGTTCGACAACGCGACATCCCAGTAGTCCGCCCCGGAATCGTTGTTGAACCGCAGCGCCACGTTGACGCCGGTGACCGCTGCGTCACTGCGCAGCAGCATGCGTAGCATCAGATGGAGCGCGGTCTGCGGGATGCTCTGGAGGTCGATGTTGGCCGCCGAGGCGCCGAGCACCGTGTCCGCAAACTTGGTCATCCCGGCGATTCCGGCCGCTGGCAGCTGCGCCACCGGGATCTTCCCCGTCGCGTCGAGCGTCGCGAACCCGTTCGCCTGCCCCGCGATGGGGACCGTGGTGGGGGTGATGTCGTCCCAGATCACCGCGCCGCCCGACCCTCGCAGCCACTTCCCGTTCACCACGGTCGGGACGACCGGGCGACCGTCGAGGAGCACAAGCTCGTCCTCGATGTTCTTCATGGTGGCGCGATTCACGGGCGTGGCGCCGTCCACCCAGTTCGTGGGCGCGTAGGGCATGCAGCCTCCAGAGACGACGAAGGCGCCCGAAGGCGCCCTCGTCCGCGGTCAACTACAACCGTCTCGGGTCTGAGCCTCGACGGGAGGAGTTGAAGTCGCGAGTCTACTCGATGAACGTGAAGGGGATCTCGGCGCTCGTGACGCCGTCGGGGTTGCGAACGTGAACGCCCACGGGGCCGGGAACCCTCCCCGTCACGTCGACCGGCGCCGCTAGCTCCTGGGGACTTTGGAAGCTGGTGGGCAGGTCGACGTCGTCCATGACGATCACGGCGCCGTCCACGAACCCGAAGCCGTTGCAGTGCAGGGTCGAGCCGACGTCGAGTCTGCTCTGCGCCGGCTCGATCGAGAGCAGTCGGAAGGAGAAGTCCTGGGTGAAGATCGTCGTCTCCACCGACCTACCGTCCGGGGTCGAGGCGATGATGTGATAGGTGCCCGGCTTCGCGTACGTGTGGGTCGCGTAGGTGGCGTCCATGGCGATCACGTCCTGGGCGCCGTCGCCGTACTCGATCACGGCGTCGGCGTCGTGACCCTGAAGGCCGAAGTCGTACGTGAGCGCCTCGCCCTCGCCGTAGCTCAGGCTGAGCGGCTGTTTCTGCTGCTCCAGCTGCACGAGCGCCCTGGTGACGACCTCGCCAGTCTCCGTACTACGGACTTGTATCTCAAGCGAGGGGGCAAGGCTGCGGAGCAGCGCGTCGACTTGCATACTGTCCGCCGTGGCGATCACAGTTCCGTCCAGAAGGGTTGCTTCGTACCCCATCGAACCCCCGCATCAATTGGTAGGTTTTGCCCGCGGTCAGCAACCACAAGGAGGAGGTCCACGCATGACCGACAAGACATTGGCAGCCCGCGTCGGGGGCCAACTTGAGGTGATCCTGAAGCCACTTCAGGACGAAGTCGCCGAGCTAGTGGCGAAGCGTGAGGCTCTGGAGAAGGAGCTAAACGAGATGATCCTTGAGAGGAAGACGGAGATCCGCCAGTACACCGTGCAGATCATGCGGACGCGCGCCGTGATCAGCGCGGCCGAGCGAGCGATCCATCCCGAGAACGTCGAGAAGGCGACGCCGAGGAAGTCGCCGGCGATCAAGACGCGGTCGAAGGAGGAGACGATCGCCCGCGTGCTCAAGGCCTTCACCGATCATCCCGATCGCACCTTCTCGAACCCCGAGCTTGAGAAGGAGACGGGGCTACACCACACGACCGTTCACAGCGCCACAAACATCCTGCGGGAACGACAGCAGATCAGGCTGCTGGGACGGCGGCCGAGGGAGAAGGGGAAGATGGGCGCGGCTATGGTCCACTTCGCGCTGATGCCGGAGGAGCAGCGCAATGGCGACGAATAGACAGCCGCACTCGCTGAAGCTGATCGAGTTCTCCGACCGCGAGTTGATGAACATCGTCCTGGACGTCGAACCCGAGCACGGCTGGGTGACGACCGAAGAGTGCGCGGTCGCGATGGGGCTGGATCACATCCACGCCAACAACTGCGTCGGGGTGCGGTTCGGCTGGATGAGGCGCTACGGCGTGCTCGAACGCCAGACCGATTCGACCAAGGAGCACTTCGGGGAGTGGCGGCTGACCTCCGCCGGCCGCAAGATCGCGCTCGGCAACCTCTCCAAGGAGGAGCGCGCCTTGCTGTCTCGCATATCGACCGACAAGCTCATGGTCGCGACCGGCGAGTTGACGAAGCGCTACCACGGCTCCAACGGCGTCGCGGCGCAGATGATGCGACGGGCCTGGATCAACGGGACGGCGCCACGCTGATCATGATCGAGCGCTTGCCCGTGGATCGGTTCGGGGAGTTGAACCGGAAGCTCGGCGAGTGGAAGGCCTTGCGGGCGGACGGCTGGGACCTGACGGCCCTGGTCGAGGAACGGAGAGCCGGGGCCTTGCGGCGCCCCGTCTCCGTCGTCTGCCTCGGCTACCGCAGGTGCTCTCTGACGTAGGCCATGATCTGGTCGGGTCCCTCGAGTTCTAGATCCTCGGGGACGCGGATCATGTACGGCTCGCCGTGCTTCGGCGTGACGTAGGCGGTGCCGTCCATGTACTCGATCTTGTAGTCGGGCTGCATCGCCTCGAAGGCGCCGAGCCGCCCCAGCAGGTAGGAGCGCAAGGTCAAAAGCGAGATCGTCATCAAGATGCAGATCCAGCCGCCCCAGAAGTGCAGGTACCAGATCTGGAAGAAGCCGAGCGCCGCGTTGGTCACGAGCGCCAGCCACCAGGCCAAGCTCAGGGCTTTGAGCGAGATCTCTCTGGGCGGCTTCATCCTAGGATCCAAGCCTCGGTCATGTTGTGCCGGCGGGAGTTGTCCTTTAGCAGAGGTAACCCGTCGACTCCGGCCCGAGGCGCGCGAACGATAGCAGGGGCGGTGGACGGATCGTGCAGCTTGGACTGAGGCAGCCAGAAGGCGTCCGCCTCGCGGTCGGTGCGGAAGTACTCCCGCTGCTTCACCTCGTGGCCCCAGGCCCAGCCTTTGATGGACGCCATGGGGACGCGCACGTTGACCGTCACCAGCCAGTAGGGGACGTCGTCGGGGTTCTCCTCGTAGACCGTGAGGCAGCCATGAGGGACGTCGGTCGACCTGACCTGATGCACGCCCACGTCGCCTTCGAGCAGGCCGGGCTTGGCGACCATCGGGTGCCAGGGAATCCCCAGGTAGGCGCTCATGATGCGCTCGCCGATCACGCCGATGATGTCGCACTCGATCGGGTGCCGTGGCCCCCCGTTGTGCGGCTCGGGCCTGCCCCGTCGTCTGCCATCCAGGAAGCGAGCGACACCATGAGCGATATCCTGTGCCAGCTGCTCCCAGCTGAACCCGCGGTCGACTGACGACATGAGCCTCCCGGACGACATCGATACGCAGGAACCTCTCTACCCCTGCCCGATCTGCGGGGTCGCGCTCGCGCGCGCGCGCGCGCGAGACGCCTACTACTGCGAGCACTGCAACGCGGAGTGGAGCGCGACCGCGATGGCGATGATCGCCTACCCCGAGCCTGACCACTTCGAGGGGAACTTGGGTGCAAACATCGCAGGGGATCGCTACCCCGAGGAGGAGGAGTGAGAGACGGCCTGTACCAGGTGACCGTGGGGTCGCTCTGCGCCGGTTTCGTGATCGAGGGCGGCAAGGTCGTGCGCTGCGCCCCCGTGCTCCGTAAGGCGTTCTACCGAGATCAGGTCTGGCCCTCTCGTCTGCAGGCTGGCACGAGACGGATCGGACAGTGATGCCGAGCGAGCGCACCATGAGACGGCTGCTCGAACTTGGCTTCGGCGGCCCCGAGGAGATGTCGACGTACTGGGACGGCTTGAGCGAGCATTTCGACCGCGACGGGGAGCCGATCACGATGCGGCAATGGGGGATGCTCGCGCACGACCGCGACTACAAGGTCGTGAAGCAGGAGCACGTCGGCCCCTACTTCGTGTCGACCGTCTGGCTCGGCCTTGACCACAGCTTTGGGCGCGGCCCTCCGATCGTCTTCGAGACGATGGTTTTCAAGGAGGACAGAACGGACCTGGAGTGCTGGCGGTACGCGACCGAGGCGGAAGCGGTCGAAGGGCACCAGCTGATGTGCGAGCAGGTGCGGCTCGTACACGAGGCGACCTCGTGAGCGCCCTCCCCGTTCACTGCCCCGACTGCGGCTGGACGGGCGTCAACACGTCCTCCCCCACCTTCTTCTGCGTCCGGTGCGGATGTCGCTGGAACTCGGACAGCGGGGAGATCCTGGGAGGCGTGATCACGCTCGGCATCGACACCGACCTGATTCAGATCGCTCGGGCGGAATGGGACGAGCTACACGCGCGCGTAGCAGATCTCGAAGCCGAGAACAAGCGCCTGCGGTTCACGATCATGGCGGGGATACAGGCACTTCAGCTTTTGAGGGAGGACATGGAGGACGAGGAGATCAGGCAGAAGTGAGCGACCTCCTGCCCCTCGAAGACTGCCTCGCCTGGGTCGAGCGCTACAGGTCGACCCCCTGGGGAGATCTCGCGCTCGCAACCGCGGCAGACCATCAACCCTCACCCCTGCGAGTACTCGGGTCGCTCGCCCAGCACGCCGCCCGCGTGGTCGCCCTCGAAGCCGAGCTTCACCTCGCGCGAGAGATGCTTCGCGAACTCGCAGCCGCTTCGGACGAGCGTGTCGGCGCCCTCGAAGCCGAGAACCGCGATCTGAGGAAGCTCCTGGACGAGGTGGCGCTCGATCGGGCCGCGCTCGCGGGGAAGCTCGCCGCTGTCGCGGCTGCGAACTCGGAGGAGACGCCGTGAGCGACCTCAACAAGGCGTACACGGCGCTTGATGCCGCGCACCTTCTCGACCACGACCTCTACGACGAGGCGTGGGCGGCGTTGGATGCGGTATCCGCCCGCGTGGTCGCCCTCGAAGCCGTCCTAGAGAAAATCGCCGCCCAGCAACCGAAGGTGCTTGAGGTGCTGCGAAGCCACGGAATCGTCTTCAGGGAGCTTGGCCACGATCCGACCAACTTCGAGCACGTCGCCTTCTCGATCTACACGTATCTCTGTGAGGTGGATTGCTGGGCGCGGGAAGCACTCGCTGTCGCGAACCCGGAGGATCCGTGCGAGAAGTGCGGCTTGCCGGAGTCGGAGCACGTCTACGGAGACTGGCGCGACCATCCGGGGAACTACGGCGAGTAGTCAGGCGATTCCGGGTTGCCCAGCGGGCCGTTCTCGATCAGCCAATCCAGGTCTTCAAGCCTGATGCGAATGACGAAGTCGGTGTACGGGTTCGTGAACCGCAGCAGCCCGATCCCCTCCGGTCCTTCCAAAAGCCTGAGCACCCCGATGTCGGCGGTGTCGTCAGGATCCCAGTCCGAGATGAAGCAGAGCGCCCCCCCGAACTCGCGCGCCAGAGCGTGTTTCTCGGCTAGCTCAAGCTCGGGATTCACGCTCAGAGACTAGCGATCTCCCCGCACAAAAACCCCCGGTAGCGCCAGCGAGCGTACGAGGCAGTTCTCTTCAACCTTTCCTCAACAGGAACACTCGACCTGATGCCCTCGACGTACAGTCTGGTCTGAGCGACCTCGTTGAAGATGTACTCGTCCTCGCTGACCTGCGCTTCCCTGACGACCTGTCTCGGCTCGCCTTCGAACTCGACGTAGACTTCGTCCCGGGCCTGACGGCCGCTCTGCCCCTCAGCAGTGAGGGGTGGTGTCGAAGGTGACTCGACGCTGACGTCAGGCCCCGAGCCTTGAGCTACCGGGGTCAGCGCTTCGGCCAATTCTTCCGTGGCCTTCTCTTCGGTCAGCTGTCGAGCGAGGCGCTGCCCTTCCAGGTTCGTCTCGGCTCGACGTAGACGCTCTCGATGCGCTGCCTGGCGATGCGCGTTACAGCAGAACCGCGCCGGCTTGTCCGCTTCGAATTCGTTACGGCAGTGCTCGCAGGTGTAACGCATGAGGCTCCTTCCCGTTACGTCAAGCAGGCCCCGCGCGTAACGCGAAGGCAGGCCCCGCGGTCGCGCGCTCAGCGCTTTGGCGGCCCGGTCACAGGCCCCGCGCCGTCGCGCTCGCGCAGGGGGGAGGGGGGGCGGCTTCGCCGCCCTCTAGCACTCGCGCGAGACGCTGAGCGCGACGAGGGGGGTGACCTCGTTGAGCGCCGGCCGGCGATCGCTCCTGCCTGTCAGCGAGCGGCATGCGTGCGAGAACGGCTCGTTCTCCCACGCGTCGCTAGGCCGCATGGCTACTGGGCTAGCGCTGCGGTGTGAGGCGGGTGTCAGGCGTCCAAGAGCCTGGCTGCGAGCGCCTGCATGTCCGCCCAGCCGAGCGACCCGACCTCGCCGGCGGCGGGGACCTCGACCTCCACGCTGGCGGTGGCGAGCGGGTACGTCTCGGCGAGCATCGTGACCACGGCGCGCTGCCGTTCGAGGGTGCCGAGAGAGGGGTCTTCGAGCGGCGCGATCACGAGCGCGGCGGCGATTTCTTCGGCGCGTTCTTGCGCCTTGAGCCGCGCGATCTGGCGTGGTTGAGCGACTCTTGCCGGCCCGATCCCGAGTAGCTCCCTTCGTGCTCGTACGCGAGCCTTCGCTTCACGAGCTAGAACGGCATTGCCTTGAGGGTCACGCCCCACGCCGATCCCTGTGTGGCCGGCGCAGAGCGGCGTCCCACGGATCCGAGCGGCGCGGCAGCGCGAGCCGTCGAGCTTCAGGACGCGGCAGAAGCCGTCGTCTTCCCCTTCGAGCAGGGTCGCTCCCTCGGGGACGCGGTGACCCTCGGGGAGCGCGAGCTTCGCGTCCTGGACGCAAGGCTCTGCGGCGCTAGCCCGCTTTTCTCCATCACCACTCTGCTCGGAGAGGGTCTGTTCGACCTCAAGCTCATGCTCGTTCGGCGTGTGACCCATTTGGGGGATTCGTCCTCCTGAGGGTTGACTTCTTCAACGCGGTGCCGATAGATGGGATCAGCGCCGCTCCGGCGCGCCCACCACCACAGGAGGCATCGCATGACCCCGAACGAGCACATCCTGGTGTCCACGATCCACAAGCGCGAGGCGCACGCCGTGAAGGCCGCACAGGCGCAGGTCGAGACGCTGGCCGAGATGATCAAGCACGTCACCGCGAGCGACCTGAACAAGGCCGCGCAGAAGGCGCTCTGGGACGCCGCGCAGGCGCTCCACGAGCTTCGCTTCGCGCTGGAGGAGAAGGCCGAGGCTGACTTCAAGCTCGGCAACCCCGCCGCCTTCCCGGTCGAGCCGGCCGGCCCGCAGGTCGTCATCCTCAACCACTCGATCAGCCGCGAGCACATCGCGCACATCCACCGCGATGGCTGCCGCGACATCGAGCGGGACGCCCGCGAGCACGGCTCGCAGATCTACGGCCCGTTCGAGAGCGTCGAAGCCGCCCTCGCCGACTACGTCGACGGCGAGATGGCCGAGATGGGCTACGGCCCCGAGGACGTCCGCGTCTTCCCCTGCTGCAAGTAGCTGACCCTTCGTCCGAGCGCCGGCTCCGGCCGGCGCTTCACGAAGCGTCCGCTTCACCACCACCACCACGAGGAGAGCACCATGAGCGAGCAGAGCTACGAGCGGCGGGTGAACGCCCTGGAGCGCGCGTACGAGAAGAGCATCCGGCGCGACGTCCTGAGCGCGCTGCGCGACGCCGTCGAGGACGGCCTGGACGAGATGTTCGAGCTTGAGCAGTGGGCGCGCGAGAGCGTCACCCAGATCCTCCTGGACGACCCCGCCTGGCAGGGCGTCGAGGCGATCGACATCTCGGACATCGTGTCCGGCATCACCTACGAGGTCTACAACGAAGGGGAGTGGCGCTAGATGAGCGGCTCGCTGCTCGGGCTGCTCGCAGTCGAGAGCTACATCGCCCTGACCATCGGCGCCGCCTGGTACGCAGCGCGGCGCCGCGACAACCACACCACCACGAAGGAGATCTCATGAGCATGCCCGTCAAGACCGGCTTCGACTACCACCTCGCCGAGGTGCAGCGCACCAAGCGCGCAGGGGACGAGAAGACCGTCTGGTTCGCCGCCTGCGAGGCGTGCGGCTGGGCCGGTCGACACTGCGACACGAAGGACGCGGCCGAGGTCGACGCGCTTGCGCACGACACCTACAGCAACCCGCCGAGCAACCGCTAGGCCTGACGTTTCGCACCAGCGCCGGCTCCCGGCCGGCGCTGCTCGAAGCACCAGGCTTCACTCCACCACCACGAAGGGACAGCCATGAGCGAGAGAACACCAAGACACCTGCGGCGCGCCACGAACGCGACCGAGGCGAAGACCATCCGGCGGCTCGCCGCCGCCGAAGCCGTCTTCGCGTTCGTGCGGCACTACTGGAAGGCGGCGGCCTGATGTTCAGCGTCAACGACCACGGCTCGGTCGTCCTGATCGAGCCTCACACGATGGACGTGCTCGCCTGGTTGCGCGGGCACGCCCAGGAGGACGCGCAGTGGTTCGGCATGGCGCTCGTGGTCGAGCCGCGGTACGTCGACTCGCTCGTGACCGCGTTGATCCAGGAGGGCTTCGCAGCGCAGTGACGTTTCGCACGGGCGCCGGCTCGGCCGGCGCCCCTCGAAGCGCCAGTGCTTCACCACCACCACAAGGAGGATGGAATGACCAGGAAGGACTTCGAGTTGATCGCCGCGGTTGTGAACGGCTACGCCCGCGATCGAGAGGACGGCGGCCTGCTGCGCGATCGGCTCGCCGAGAGCTTCATCGCCCGGCTGCGCCACGAGAACCCTCGCTTTGACGAGGAGCGGTTCTACGACGCCTGCACCACCAACCTCGTGGCCGAGCGGAGGGATGCGTCATGAGTCAGAGACTGTTCGGGATGTCGCCCGGACGAGCGGCGCTCAGCGCGTTCGGCGCGATCTGGGTGCCGGCGCTGTTCGTCGGCGTCTACCTGCTGTTCGGCTGGGGCGGCCTGATCTACCTGATCCCCGCCTTCTTCGCCGTGCTGCTGCTCGCCGTCGTCGGCGGCAGCTGGCTGAACTACTTCAAGCACGAGCGGCACATGCCGCCGCCCCGAGGGATTGATGGCAAGTGACCGGCGAGGTACTCGACCGCATGCAGCGGATCCGCACCGAGATGGACGAGTGCGCGGAGTGGTACGCGCGCCTCGTGGAGGAAGTCCACGCCGGCCGACTGCAACTGATGGGCATGTACGAAGTGGCCGAGTTCATGGACGTGGCCTACAAGACCGTGACGATGTGGAAGCACCGCGGCAAGCTGCCGGCCCCCGTGGCCGAGCTTCGCGGCGCGACCGTGTGGCTGCGCCAGGACATCGAGCGCTGGGCAGCGGAGAGGAAGGCAGCATGAGCGAGCACTGGGACAGATTCATGAAGCACATGGCGCAGACCATGACCGACGAGCAGTACGCAGCCGCGTTCTCGCCCGACGGCCTGGCGCCGACCTGCGACTGGAAGACCGAGGACGGCTGGCTCGTGAGCTACACCACGAAGCGGATCCGGGCGGGCAAGCTCGACGGCACGTTCGCCGTATTCGTGTACGAGCCGCGTGGGCGCGGCTCGCGCTCGGGCAAGGCGGAGCGTTGGGAGCGCGTCCGCGTCGACACCTGCGACACCCGGCGCGAGGCGAAGCAGCGCGCGCTCGCCTTCTACTACGAGCACTCGCCCAAGGCCGCAGCGCGCCACGGCTGGACGGGCGAGGGATACGAGGAGGAAGAGGCATGACCGATCTCGACACCGAGCCGTACTTCGCGTCCGAGGCGCAAGAGACGTTCACCGAGGGGTGCCGCGTGTTCGCCCCCCAGGGCTACGGCTCCTTCCTCGGCGCCGGCAGCGAAGGAACGTACGTCGGGCGTCACCCGCGCCACGGGGCCGTCGTCCGCTGGGACACGATCGATGGCGCTGGCATGATCGCGTCCATCCCCTGGGAGAGGGTCAAGAACCTCTACCGCTAGACTCCCACGTCGTGGTAGTGGCGACTTCGGCCCCCTTCGGGGGGCCGTTGTCGTTCTGAGGGGTCGCTGCGCCACCGACGACGTAACGCCTCACATCGCCCCGAGGGGGATTCCGGCGCGTTTGGATCTTAACGTCCGCATCCGACGGCGGACAACTTCCTTCGGAATGCCGAGCCGTTTCGCGATCTCGCCGGCTCGCAGACCCTCCCCCGCCAGCGCCTCGATCGTCTCGCGCTTCTCGGCCGCCTTCGATCGCTCGATCAACCAGGCCGGGACCCTGACCGTCTTCATCCTGAGCGCGATGGCGATCACCCCGAGGTCGACATCGATCCGATCCAGGGCCGAAAGCGTGCGCGGCTCGTGGTTGATCAGGACGGCGCGCACGAGCCGGTACCGGCGCTCGTCATGGTGCGCGAGCCAGGCGAGCGCCGTCCGTAGCTCCCGATACGAGCCGTGCCGATCGTAGGCGGCCCGCTGCCGCTCCCAGGCGAACGTGTCGTCATCCGGCTCGGGACGCGGCCGGCCAGGCTCGCGCGGCAGCGACGCCGCCTCCGGCAGCGGTAGCTCCAGGTACGCGTCCCACTCCTGGTCGCCGCGCTCGCGCCGGCGCCACGAGCTTCCGTTGCACGAGAGGCAGAGCGCGTAGCCGTCGCGCTTCTTCGTCCAGCCCGTGTGCCGGCACGTCTCGCAGGGGACGTAGCGTGACCGTGAGGGTCCCGGATCGGGCCGCAACGACGCTCGTGGAGCCGGGTACGGATCGTGGAGCGTCGTCAGGAGCAACCTGACTTTCTCGACCTTCGCCGCGAGGGTGGACATCGCGCCCCTCCCCGCTCGCCGGCGAGCCTCGCCGCCCGGAAGCGTACACGCGGTGGGCATCCGCGCCACCTTTCGCACGCGCTCCGCAAACTCCGCATGCGGACTTTCGTGCGAATGCTTGCAAAGTGGTGACGGGGTGGCTACGTTGCCCGTCGGCAGGCTCAGAACCAAGCTGCGGTGGATTCGCTGCCGGGCGTATCGCTCGGGAGACAGGGCCGGATCCCGTGGACTGAGATCCGCCGCCGACGGTGGGGGGGCCGGCGGTGGCGAAGCGACGTTTCCTGAGGAGGTGGTTTATCGCCGCGAATTCGGGGTGCCTATTTGCAGCGCCTTTTCACACCCTCTTCCTAACTCTTCACATTCACTTGCGTAATTCCGCATGCGGAATTTCGTTCCGGGGTCGCTTCAGCTAGTAACGTGACCATCGAGATACGGGGAGGTATTCGGAGCATGGCGACAACGGTGGAAGACCATCGGGCCGACGAGAATTTCGCGATTCGACTGCGCGCTCGGCGCCGGAAGTACGGCTACACCCAGACCGAGCTTGCCGATCTCGCCGGCGTCACGCGCGAGACGATCTCCAACTGGGAACGCGGCACGTTCCGCCCCCAGGGCGGCATCAACGTGCGCTCCGTCTGCTCGATCCTCCGCTGCCACCCCGACTGGCTGATGTGGGGCGTGAAGGAGGAGGACTGATGCAGGAGATGGTGGCCGAGATCATTCGCGTCAAGGAAGACGGCGACTGGTACCGGATCTTCACGGACAACGACGACGTCGAGCGGCTCGACACCAAGGACGAGGACAAGGCCAGGGAAGCCGCCGGCCTGAAGGGCAAGGGGCCGTCGCTGATCGTGTTCAACCAGCGCACGCGGCCGAAGCGCGATGGCAAGGGCGTCTGGGAGGACAACTACTACGACCACGCCGAGCCGTACGTCGAGCGGCAGCAGAAGCTACCGCTGGACGACGGGATCGAGCGCGGCGGCGACGACGGCAAGACGATGTCGCGCACGCACCCCGAGACGGCCTGGCGCATCTCGCTGGGCACGGGCGTGAAGGTCGCCATGCTGCTGCTGCCGAACGTGGCCGAGGAGCAGCGCACGATCGAGCGCGTCAAGGGGCTGGCGCGCGAGGTAGCCGAGTTCCTGTTCTTCGAGCCGGTGCCCGACTACCCGAGCACGCCGCTCGCGACCACACCCGGATTCCGCGCCCCGCGGATGCGCGGCTTCGGCGAGCGCGACTGGACACCCGACCCCGGACCCGATCCGTCGCACCCCGGCTACGGGGACGACGACATCCCTTTTGATGCGACGCGGTGAGGAAGCCCCGTCGATGACGGCGGCGCAGCTGCTGCGCCGCATCCGTCATCTCAATGGTCGGATCTACCGGCTTCAGGACGGTCACGCCGTGTTCGTGCTGACCAACGATCCCGACCTGGCCGAGTGGCTGCTCGCGTTGGGCGGGACGACGTTCACGAGCAGCGCCGCGATCCCCGCGCCCGATCGCCCTCCGGGCGGCTACCGGCGCGCCAAGGACACGCCGGCCGAATGGGACATCTACATCCATCTGATCCCGGTACGCGGCCCGAACACGATCTACGAAGCTGCCGGCGAGGAGCCGGCGGTCGAGGCGGTCGACTTCGCGTGATCGACCTCGACCGCTTCCTGACGCCGGTCGACCCGCGACCGTGGGTGCTGCCGGTCGACCACTGGTCGCCGACCTCGGCGGCGATGTTCCAGCGTTGCCCGGAGCAGTACCGCCGGCGCTACATCCTGCACGAGAAGCGCCGGCCGGCCGAATCGCTCACGGTGGGGAGCGCCGTTCATCGCGCCGTCGAGGAGAACTTCAGACAGAAGGTCGCCTCGCACATCGACATCCCGCTGCCGGCGATCCTGGACTGGTACGACGACGTGGGCTGGCCCGAGACGGTCGAGCGCGAGCAGGAGCGCGCCGGCGAGGAGATCGAGTGGGACACGCCGCCGACCATGGTCGAAGGAAGGGTCACGGTCAGCGCGGCAGAGAAGGCCGGCGCTCGTGGCCGGCTGATGCTGTCCCGCTACCACGAGAAGGTCGTGCCGCGCGTGCAGCCGCTCGCGGTCGAGCAGGAGATCACGCTCGACCTGGGGCTGCCGGTGCCGATCGTGGGCCGCTTCGACGTCGAGCGCGACACGACGACGATCGACGTCAAGACCGGCAAGTCGGCCGCCAAGAAGCCGAAGGAGGACTGGCGCATTCAGGCGCTGATCTACGGCGAGGCGCGCGGCAAGCCGGTGGAGTTTCACTCGGTCACGGCCACGGCCAAGAACACCGTCTCGATCTACACGCCGCTCGAAGCCGAGGCGCTGCTCGTGGATCCGACGCCGCACGAGCGCGTCGTGCTCGTGGACACGCTCAAGGCCTTGATCTGGACGGCCAACTTCTACATGGCCCAGTTCGGTCCCGACGAGCCGTGGCCGTTCCTGGGTCGCTTCCACAATTGGGCCTGTGACTACTGCGGCTATCGGCCCACCTGCCCTGCCTGGAGGGTCGAATGATGGACGCCAAGGACGCCGAGGAGTTCACGGCCGCGCTCGGCCTGGCGCGCGAGAGCAACTGGCGACAGATCGCGCTCGGCCTGCGCCTGGGCGTGCCCGAGGCGCTCGGCATGAACGCCGAGGAGTGGGTGACGCAGCGGTTCGGCGGCTACGTGCGGCTGGCGATCGAGGAGCGGCGCGAGGCGGTCGTGGAGCTAGCTCGTGAGGGCATGACGATCCGCGAGATCGCGGCCGTCATCGGCACCGGCAAGAGCCAGGTTCACCGCGATCTTGTCCCCTTTGGGACAGCGCCGTCGCCAGCGTCCAGCCCTACGGCATTGCCGGCCACGAAGGCGTCCCGAAATGGGACACGTCGCCCGGCGGGCCGCAACCTCACCCCGGACGAGAAGCGCGAGATCCTGGCGCGCGTCCAGGCGGGCGAGATGCAGAAGGTGATCGCCGCGTCCCTGGACATCTCGCCGTCGGCGGTGTCGGCCACCGTTCAGGCGGCTCGCAGGTCGCCGGCCATGGAAGCGGCGACGGCAGCGGCCAACGAGACGTCCTGGCTGCTGAACCGGATCCAGGGCGCCGTCCGCTCGTGGCGTGTGTCGGACGACGGCTGGATCTCGATCGCTGAAGCTGCTCGGCGAGCGCGCGCGCTCCGCGAGGTCATCGACTTCCTGGACGAGCGCCGCGCCGGCTATGCCGAGCAGGGAGCCAAGCTGCTGAGGGAGGAGGTGCGGGGGTGAGTGTGATCACGCTCCCGTCGATCATGGAAGAAAAGTCCTGGGACGAAGAGGTCATCGCCTGCGCCGAGTGCCGCGTGGACGAGACGTACCAGCGTCGGCGCGTCAACTCGCTCGTCCAGGAGATCGGCCTGCACTACAACCTCGTGCTGGCGGGCTACATCGTCGTGAACCGCCGAGCCGACGGATGGCTGTACATCATCGACGGCCAGCAGCGCTGGCTGGGTGCGAAGAAGGCCGCCGAGCCGGAGATGCTCGCGCGCGTGTTCGAGGGGCTGACCGTGGACGAGGAAGCCGAGATGTACACGGCCCTCAACAACACGAAGCCGCTCTCGGCGCTCGACAAGTTCAAGGGCGACGTCGCGGCCGGCAAGCCGGACGCCGTCACGATCCACGACATCGTCGTCTCGTTCGGCGCCGGCATCCGCGGCACCGACGGCTTCGGCCGCAACAACCTGAACGGGATCGGCGCGCTCAAGGAAATCCACGAGCGCGGCGGCGAGCACGACCTCAAGGCCGTCCTCACTTTCATCAAGGTGACCCTGGGCGAGATCTCGAAGGACACGGCGCCCGGCGCCTTCCTGACCGCGACGCACTGGGTGCTGAGCCGGCACCGCGAGATCAACGTGAACCGCCTCTCGACTCGAATTCGCAGGGCGGGGCTGATCGCCGTCACGCAGGCCGCCATGGCGATCGGGCACCGGAGCGTCACGCCGACGAGCTACTACATAGCGCTGCTCGGCGAGTACAACCACGGGCTGCCGAAGGCGAACAAGATCGACCCAATCCTCCGCCCCCAGGACTTCACGAAGGGCGAGGACGACGAGTGACGCTCGACCCCGTCGACACCGACGCGATCTTCCGCGTCGATGGGCCGGACTACACGGTGGGGCCGTACTGCGCGAACCCGCGTTGCGGCCGGATCGCCGAGCACGCGCATCACATCGTGCGACGCTCGGCGACCGCGGGGCCGGCGGACTGGGTCGAGATCAACGGCGAGGTCTTCGCCAACAAGACCGGCCTGTGCCCTGACTGCCACGACATGGTCACGGGGCGCGTGGGCGGCCACCAGGCGGCGATCCGGCTCGTGCATGGCGTGTTCGTCTGGTGCCGGGTGCTGAACCTGTCTCGGGGCCGTCTCGGCTTCGAGCGGATCGCGCCCCTGGAGCCACAGCCTCCGACTCCCGAATCGCTCGCCACGCGAGCCTCCGCCACCATCGAGGAGTCGGATCGCTGCCCGTCCTGCGGGCAGCTAAAGCGACGGCGCTCCGCTCCGCATCCGGGGCGCCGTCGCAAGTCTTGGACAGTGCCGGTGCCGGCCGACGCCGAAGAGAACGGCGCCGAGGTGCTCGACACGCTCGTGGACGACCTGGCGCCGCTCCTGCACGTCGAGCCGAACGCGAGCGGCCGGTACTACGTGCTCGTCCCCGCGCTCGTGTACGCGCAGCAGGATCGCAAGCGCTTCATCGACGCGCTCGGGGGCCGTGGTGGGTGAGGTGCGGCGCACCCGCTTCCAGCCCGGCACCGTGACCGGCTTCACGGATACCGGCCGCCTGACGACGACCGCCTACATCTTCGACACGCTCGACAACTGGAGCGTCGTGCGCACGTACCGGAACGCGGGGCCGCTACGGATCCGCTCGCACCGCTGCACGCTCCTGATCACGGTGAAGGTGCGGCCCGAGATCCGCGCCCACCGCGAGGCGCGCCGCCTGAACAAGGAGTGGCGCGCGGAGATGGGATTGAAGTGAGCAAGTGGAGCGAGAAGCCGAAGAAGGCTCGCGCTCCGAGCACGAGCGCCGGCCGGCGCTACCGCCGCCGGCGCGGGAAGCGGAGGCACAGACGATGATCGTGGAGATCCTGATCGACGGGACGCCGGCGCCGCAGGGGTCGAAGACGCCGTGGGGCAGCGAGGCGAACGCGAACACGAAGCCCTGGCGCGGCACGGTGGCCGCGGCCGGCGCCCACGTCATGGGCGAGCGCGGCCTGCTCGCCGGGGCGCTGTCGCTGGAGGTCGCGTTCGTGTTCCCGCGACCGAAGTCGCACTACGGAACGGGGAAGCGCTCGACCCTGCTGAAGCCGAGCGCGCCCACCTTCATGCCTTCGCCGCCCGACGTCGACAAGCTCGTGCGCGCGATCGCCGACGCGCTGCAGGGCGTCGTCTACCGCAACGACTCGCAGCTGGCCGTGGTGTACGCGCGGAAGTTCTACGGCCCGCGCGCGTACTGCCAGCTGGTCGTCTCGGAACTACCGCAGGTGCTGCCTGTCGACGCGCCGTCAAGGCGCGAGCGGCTCCTGAAGGCCTGCGACGGCGACACGAAGCAGGCACGCAACGTCGAGAAAGCAGTGGGGGGGAAGGCATGACCAAGATCGGCGATCAGGACGGGATCCACGCCTCGATCGAGCGACTGCGCGTGCTCGACCCCGGCGGCACGAAGCCAGCCCGCGACCCGAACAACCTGGCGACCTGGGGCGCCTACGACAAGCTGGAGAGGACGCTGCAGATCCTCAAGAACGACCACGACGGGGTGAAGCCGCCGGACCCTCAGCCTGAGCCGCCCAACCCGATCGCGCCCACCAAGTTCGAGAACGGCGTGTTCGTGGCCGGCGGCGCCGGCAGCAACATGAGCGACCCGCAGTCACCGCAGCCCGACAAGGGGTCGGACTACAACGGTCGTCAGTGGAATCCCGAGCAGGCCTGCGACGCGTTCGTGCGCTCGGGCTACCGCAGCGTGCTCGTGCAGCTGTACCGCGAACTGGGCGGCGACTACATGTCGGCCGGCCGCGCGCGCGGCCTGAAGGTCGGGCTATGGGACGCGTGGCCGAGCGCCGACCGGGCGCGGCTGGCGCTCAGCTTCAACCCAGATTTTTATTGTGCTCAAGCAGAGACGGGGCAAGGGCAGGCGGCGATGGACGCGATCGGCGCCGCCTACGAGGTCAACCCGCACCTGCCGCTGGCGATCGTCACGAATCTGGAGCCGTCGCGCACGATGGCCGGCTTCGATCTGTACTGCCAGGAGCGCGGCGTCGTCTGCATGGTCGAAGCGTACGCGAACGACAACAGCGACTGGATGCACGACCCGAACGGCTTCGTGGACGCGCTCGTGAGCGAAGCGCAAGCTCGCGGCTACCTGAGCGTGATCCCCGTGCTCGGCCTGTACTACGGCTGGAGCATCTCGCAGTACGCGATGGGCGACGACCCGTTTCACGCGTATCTGGCCGAAACGATGACCCACGGAGATCTGCCGTGAGCGTCGAGCCGCTGATGAGCGTGAAGGACGTCTGCGAGGCGCTGAGCGTGTCGCGCCAGACCGTCTACCGGCTGATCGCCGACGGCCAGTTGCCGTTCCTGAAGATCTGCGGGCGCACGCTGTTCCGGCCGGGTGACGTCGAGAGATTCATCACCCGCTCGACGCGCCGCGTGGGGGAGCCGTGATCACCGTCCGGGTGCTCCCTCGCAGCTTCGACGCCGAGCACGTCAAGCACGCCGGCGAGAACATCTTCTGCGACCAGTGGGCCGGGAGCCTGGACGAGGACGACTGCAGCGGCGTGCCCGAGGTCGAGATCGTCAACCGGTTTCACCGCCGGAGCGGCGACGTGTGGGAGAAGTGGACGCTGCGCCTCTGCCGCGAGCACGCCGGCTACCTCGCCCGTCAGCTGCAGGACGCGATCACGCTCGCGGACGGCGGCGACATCATGCGCGCGCGGGAGCCGTCGTGAGGGTCACGATCAACACCACGCCCGACTACTTTCGCGTCGACCACGAGGTGCTCGTGGACTGCTCGATGCTGCCGCTGGAGCGGGTGGCGCAGGAAGCCCCCTGGGCACGCCTGCGCCTCCCGGCTCTGATCCTCCTACACCCCGACCTTTGGCATGACGGAAGATGGGAGGTGGTCTACAAGGGAGCGTAGCCGACAAGCTCGGGGAGAGTCGAGCCGCGGGCAAAGATCCGGTTCGGGCCGCAGCAAGGGACGTAGCGCAACGGGCGAGCAGGAGGCGGCAAGGCGGTGGCCGATCGAGCGCGAGGGTGCGCCACGATGACCGTCTTGGGTGTTCCGGATCCGCACGCGTAACAGGGGCGCTGCCAGCGTGACCTCGAACCCCGAGCGTATGAGCGAGGCGCCACGCCGGCCGCGCTCAGGGCTGCCGTCCCTACCAGGGGAGACGTACCGACCCGCGGCGGGCGTCCGCCGCGCGGCCGGCGCCGGCCGCAGGTTGACCCAAACGGGGGATGGCGAAAAGGCGCCGGGTGTACGAAATAGTTTCTTACGCGGTCAACTACGAACGAGAGGAGCACGACGTGCCACGTAAGAACCCAGCACATCCCGTGAAGGTCGAGGTCGCGCCTGACGGGAAGCACTA